TGTTGGGGGAGATTTGAGTTTAGTAGGAACACCAATTCAATCCTTACCGGATAATCTTCATGTTGGGGGATATTTGGATTTATATGGAACACCAATTCAATCCTTACCGGATAATCTTCATGTTGGGGGAAGTTTGTATTTAAGAGGAACACCAATTCAATCCTTACCGGATAATCTTCATGTTGAGGGAGATTTGTTTTTAGGTAAAACACCAATTCAATCCTTACCGAATAATCTTGACGTTAAGGGGACAATTTATATTAAAGGAACACCATTAAATGATAATGATGAATTGGTTAAGAAATATGAAGAAAAATATAGAATTATTAGAGTTTAATAATAAACACATAACACACATAAAAAAATGGGAATATTTGAACTAGTTAATACATTATTTGTATTATCATCGTTAGTTGTCGTTGCTTCAGAATATGCAAGCAAATATACAAAAGTTAAAGGAACGTTATCACAAATCCAATCTTGGGTAATTTCAATCCTAATTGGTATTTTTTGTGCATGGTTAAACTTTGGAGTATTCAATGGTGTGGACACCAAAGGGGGCATTCTCTATGGAATATTAATCGGATTAATATCAAATGGAATATTTGACATGTCATTCGTTAAACAAATCTTAACAATGATTGGTGCTAGAGCAAATACTTTAAAGGATTAAACGATATCTTTACTTTCAATTAAGGTGTAGGTAAATCTATTACCGTGGATATTTCTTGCTTTATTTAAAATTGTCATAAATTCATTAAAGTCTTTGACTCTTTTAAATACAGAACATCCTTCGCTCCAATCGTTTACAAATTGTGATTCAGTTTTTGGATTTGAACGATGTATATTAATACCAAAAACACCCTCATGAATTGTTGCGGGGTCCATATCAAATTTCATATCTTTATTTTTATCACGATAAACTTTAACAGGTCTGTCTTGACATAAAGCATCATATTTTCCTTGGTGCTTTCTTATAATATATGCACTTCTATATTGACCCGGAACAAGAATTGCAACACCCCTTGTATTACTAAATTCTCTCACAGCTTTTGTTCCCGGATCTGTGGTAATATCCCACTCATGATATTTCCACACACCATTTTCTTTATATGTTAATGTTAATTTATCATCAAAAACATTTGTAACTCTTGAACCCGGTCCTGAGTTTCTAATGCTAACAACGTTAACATCAAATCCTTTATTTGAATCATCATTAAACCAAACATAACCTTTTGATTTAAGAGCGTTTTCTATTTTTTCTTTTGAGTATAACATGTGATATATAGTTTAACCATAAATATTATTGATTTATTTTTTATATAATTTATTTTTTCATAAAAACTTAAACAAATGTCAATATTAAAAGAAGAAATCAAAGGAACGAAGATTTATAATGAAATTCAATCTTCAAATATTGTGAGAACAGAATATGATACACAAACTGAAATTATGATAGTTGAATTTAAAAATGGTTCTAGGTTTGAGTATGAAAAAGTACCCCATAAAATATATTCTCAATTTAGATTAGCTGAATCGCAGGGAAAGTTCTTTTCATCCTCAATATCAAAAGCATATAAGTATAAAAAAATTTAATAAATTTAAAAACTTATTGGTTACCATATATTTATGGTTAAAGCTTTTTTAAATATATGAGTGAAGAATCGAAAATAATTTCATCGTTTTCATTACAAGAAACATTAAATCCGAAAATTTGGGATAATTATAAAAATCCTGAAAAAGCTTCGCTTAAACCAGAAATAAGAAAGAAACTTCTTGAGATTGCTCATGAGTTTATGGATTTTATTGATATTGAGTTTTTTGTTGATGATATTATTTTTACCGGTTCTCTTTCAAATTTTAATTGGTCAGATTTTTCTGACGTTGATTTACATCTTGAAGTTGATTTTACCCAGTTTGATACTGATTCAGTTGAGTTATATCGTGAACTGTTTAATTTAAAAAAACTCTTATTTAATACCAATCATGATATTACCATAAAGGGGTTTGAGGTTGAGCTTTATGTTCAAGATATTATTGAACCCCACACAAGTGGTGGGATTTATTCGGTTCTTTTTGATGAATGGACGGTTGTACCACAAAAAAAAGATGTTAAAATAGATAGGAATCTTTTAAAGAAAAAAATTAAAACGTGGACCAATAAAATTGATGAAATTACCGAACAAGTTAAAAATGGTGATTATGACGAATCAATTTTATTAATTAAAGAATTAAGAGATAAGATTAAAAAATATAGAAAAGCTGGTCTTGAAAAGAATGGTGAATTTTCATATGAGAATTTGGTATTCAAATACTTAAGAAGGGGTAAATATATTGAAAGATTAATAGACTTATCCAATCAATTAAAAGATAAAAAGCTGTCTTTAGAATCGTTAAATGAAGCTAAATTAATTGGTGGTGATTTTAAATGGGGTGGTGGACCAAAAGAACACGGTAAAAGAGCATTCGGTAATTGGCAATCTGATAACGCTTATGATTTAATGGCTCCGGTAGGTACGCCCGTTTATTCATTAACTGATGGGACAATCACAAAAACATATTTCACTGAAGGAGGTGAAAGTGGAAAACAAACTAAAATCTATGGTTGGCAAGTAACTATAAAAGGTGATGATAATAATTTTTTTTATACCCATTTAGGTGAAATAAATCCAAACATAAAGGTTGGTAATAGAATTTCTAAAGGTGATTTAATTGGTACAATTGGCGCACCTACAAGTGGTAGAAAATGGTATCCACATTTACACATTGCGGTTCAAAATGGTGATTTAAAATCATACATAAATGATACGGCAATTATAAAAAAAGAAGAAAGTATTTTTGATAAGATTTTAAAGTTTTTAGGTCTTGAAGGATTAATAACATCAGAAGAAACAAATTTTGTTAAAGAGTTAGAAAGTTTAATACAGTCAAATACTGAGTTAAAATGGGAAAAAAATAAAAAGATAGAATATAATGATAATACTAAAACACTGCAAAGCATTCTACAATTATTAGGATATTCTTTACCCAAATGGGGTGTTGATGGAAAGTTTGGTCCTGAAACAAATACGGCTGTTATTAATTTCCAAAAAGAAAATAATTTAACACCAAATGGTGTTGTTGATAACATCACACTTAAAGTAATTCTTAAAGAATTATCAAAAATTGATTTGAATCAAGATAAAATTAGTGGAATTCAAAAAAATAAAGAAAATCTAAAAATAAACCCAACAAGTAATAAAAATAAAATTTTAAAGTTTTTAACCGATAAGGGATTAACAATAGAACAAGCATCTGGAGTAGCTGGTAATTTACAAGCAGAATCTAATTTTAATCCGAGTGCTGTTGGCGATAATGGAACATCTTTAGGTATTGCTCAATGGCATAAAAGTAGAAAAGATAATTTAATTAATTTTTGTAATTCAAAAAAACAAAATTCAGAATCACTTGATTGTCAATTAGATTTCTTGTGGAGTGAGTTAAATACAAAATATTCAAATGTTTTATCCTCTATTAAGGCAAGTAACTCTGCTGGTGATGTAGCTGAAATTTTTGCATCAAAATACGAAAAACCAAGTAGTACAGATTATAGTAAAAGAATAAATTTTGCAGAAAAAATATATAGTGATACAACAATTTCTTAATTTTTTTAAAATCAACTATATTTATATATAAAAAATAATAAAATGCCAGAAACAGTATCAGCGGGAACTTATAACTATGTAATACAAGATTGCGCTTGTACGGGTAATACTCAGTTTTATTCACCACATCCTGAATATGTTAACCCAAAGAATGGTGATACCGTTGTTCAAATCTCTTCCATTGAGCTTGGTGGGTTCAATGGATTAAATAATTAAAAATATAAAAAAATGGGAACATTAAAACCAGTAGGTAGTGAAAAATTACAGGGGGCGGATAAAATCGCTCGTATTATGGAAATTGCCAGATATAAAGAAGCTTTACCTAATCAAGAAAAAAATTTACAAACAGAATCATTTTCAGTTCAGTTAGCTGATGGTAATACCTATAGAATTTTATACGAGAAGAACGGCTATATTATTCAGAAATCTGTAAATGAATCATTTGATTATATTGAACCGATGAAGAATAGAAAATATTATTCATCATATTCTGACGCATTTAAAAGAGTAAATTTGATTGCTAAGGAATTAAATACTTTGTATGAAAATAAAGACGGTGTTTCATTATTTGGTGAACAAAAAAAGTTCGTTTTAAAGGCTCCAACACCTCCCGCACCAGAAATGGCTCCCGAAATTAGTGCTCCAGCACCTAATTCCGGAATACCAGAAACACCTGCGGTTGATGATATTTCTTTAGATATTGAAACACCTTCTACTGATTTAGCGGAACCAATGACCGGTGAAGTTCCTTCAGAAACAGGTGAAGTATCGTTTAAACAAATACAAAAATTAACCGGAAAACTTGCTCAAAAATTAAGAGAATTTAAAGTTTCTGGTGAAATGTCATCAAAAGATATAAAATACGTTGTTAATTCAATATTATCTGCTTTGGATTTAACATCGCTTGAGGAGGAAGATAAAGAAGAAATTTTATCAAGATTTGATAGTGAAGATATGGATATTGACATAGAAACTGACATGAGTGCTGAAGCTGGTCTTGAAACACCGGAAGAGGAAATTCCTATGGGTGAAGGTTGGGATGTTGAGGAATCATATGAGGAGGTTGAGGAGGAAGAATCACCTGAAAATAAATTCACAAAAGATATTATGGATTCAATTTTTTCAGAATCAAAAGTTGAATCTACATTAACAAAGTATTTTGAAAAAACAAAATCAGAAATTTTAAGTGAACAGAAAAAATATAATCAATTTAAGGAAAGTTTAAAAACTAAAATTAAACAAGAATTAAGTGAAATTAAAAAATTAGCTGAGAATACTAATCAAGAAAAAAATGCTAAAACTTTCTTACGTGAGAACCCTACTTTTAACTTTGTTGGAAAAACTAATAAGAAAAGTTTAGTGTTTGAAAATAAAGGCGAACAAATAAGAATCACAAAGGAAGGTAATGTATTATGAGTCATCTAGTATATGTGAACGGGTTAGGACCAAATTATAAAGGTGAACATATATATGAATTTATTTTTTCAGAATCTGATGAAATTAGTGGTGATTATTGGGACGCAAAACCATCGCATGGTCAACCAAAACCTCCAGATTTGGAGTATGTAAAAAAAGTTGGTATACTTAGAAATAGTGGTGTTATTTTTGACTTAATACAGAACTCTGACGTTTTTGGAATGGAAGACGCTGTAGATGGTATTATAGCATTAGCTTGGGAAAACGACGAAACTAAAACTAATTTTAAAAAATTGGTATTCTTATTTGGTGAAGAAGAAAAAATTATAAAAGATAAACTATATTCAAGAGATTTAATTCTTGAATTTGAAAAAGAAATGAGTTATGAAATCGATTAAAGAAAAATACAACGAATTAATTCAAAAAGGTTTTTCCAAAAAAACCCTTTATTCTTTAAATGAGACTGAACTTTCAGATCTTCATAAGCTAATTACTGAACAAGTAAAACAAACAACTAAACAAGTTACAACCACAACAATTCCCTCGTCTGTTGCAAAATCAACCGGTGCTAATGTTGGTAATGTCGATATAAAACAGGACGCTTCCGGAAATATTGTTGCAACAAAAATGGAGGGTGAAATGAAAGAAGGTGGAAAGAAAAAAGTAAATCCTTGGGCGGTTTGTACTTCAAATATGGGTAAAAAGTTTGGTACAACTGAAAGAAGTGAGTGGAATAAAGAACAAATGGATGAATATGAGCGTTGTATTATGGATGTTAAAAAATCCGCAAAAAAATATAAGAAAAAAATTGATGAAGAATTGGAAAAACAACTTGTAAAGTTAGTTGAAAAGCATATCTCACCAAGAATGACTAAGGGTGATTTACTTAATTTAATTGAGCAAGGAACAAAAGAAGCGCCAACAAAACCTAAAGAAAAGGAAAAGGAGCGTACAAAACCTTGGCATCCCGGAAGAGATCCCCGTCCCGGTGTTGAACCAGCACCGAAAGCTAAAAAATCGGATGAGAAGAAAAAAGAGGATATTATGAAAATAATTGCAAAAATATTAAACAATAATGAGTAAAAAATTTAAATTATCTGAAGCTCCGGTTGATTATGGTGATTATCCGGAAAGAATGGACCCAGAAACTGAAAGAAAAGTTTCAAGTCCCGAAAATCCATTTGCAAAAGCATTAAGAGGTGGTGTTTCTGATGTTGAAAAATTAATCGGTTCTCGATTTAAAAAAGTCGTTGATAAACTCAAAGCTGCGACTGGAATTGAGGATTTGAGCAATCATGAGGTTACTAGTAGCTTGGTCAAAGATTTGTTTAATAATATAAATAGCGTTGTTCAAATTGAATCGAGATATAAAGAAGAGTTAACAGAATTAGCGATTAAATTAGCGATAGACGCTGCTGATGCTGAAGAAGATTGGTATGAGATTGAGGCTCGTCTTAATCCGATTGGGATTGATACTTCAAAGTTTAGATTGAAAAAAGAAGCGCCGCCCAAATTTCAACCCTCAACTTCATTTGAAATGGATACTTTAACAGATGAGGAAAAATTTGAATTAGAAAAGGCAAAAAGAAATATAATTAATGCTATTGTACAAGGCTCATCAAAAAAAGGACATTATATTTTTCAATTACCAGAAGTTAAAGAAAAGTTAGATGAAATTAATCCTTCGTTATATGATTTTTACTCTAAAATAATGGCGGTTAATGATATTATGTATTTTACTATGGATAAGCTTATTGAAGCTGCGAGTAAAACTGGTCGGGGTGTTGCTGGTAAAGTACAAACAATGAGTAATGATGATGAAGACGATGAAAATGCACCAGACATAAAAATTGTTGCTGAAGGATTAATGTTTCCGATATTAGTTCATGAAATAATAAAAGGTATTGAGGAAGCAAAAGCTAAATATGGTTTACCCGAAGACCCTGAAATGGCGATGAAAGTTATGGGTCAAACAGATGTTCTTTCTCAGGAACCCATGCAATTAAGAATTGGACCTGAATTAGTGGAGAAAATAAAGTTTGCGTTACCCGCAGAAATTTTTGAACCCGAAAATAAAGGTTTAATTAGCTTTTTCCAAACTGAACTTTATTCTTTACCAGCTAAAGAATTCTTAGATGTTATTAGTGATATTGTTTCTGAAAATGATGCTGAGAATAGAAACGGAATAAAAAAATTCAATGATTTATTGAAAATTGCAAAAAACAAAAAAAACCAATACGACAAATCAAAAAAATCAACTGATTCGGGTGATGATGAGGATGAGGAATTTGGTTCATTTTTAAAGGACTTAGGTTTATAAAATCACTCTATTAGTTATTCTAATAGATAATATATAATGCAAGGATTAACAAAAGAGCAATTAGCGTTAGAGTATGTTAGGTGTTTAAAAAGCACACCATATGCACTTAAAACGTATTTACAAACATATGATAACACGGTACAAAAATATGTCCCTCTTGAGCTATTCAAAGACCAGCAACAACTAATCAACGATTATGATACGTTTGAAGAAAACATTGCGTTAAAATATCGTCAAGCTGGCGTATCAACAGCTACAGCGGGTTGGGCTTCAAAAATACTTGCTTTTGCGAAAAAAGAAAAACCTGAAAAAATTCTAATTATTGCAAACAAATTGGATACCGCCGTTGAGATGGCGAATAAGATTAGAAGTTTTATTGACCAGTGGCCTAAATGGGTTGGTATTGAGTTTTCAGATGAAAAGAACGCTGCTAGACATTTTAAATTAAATAATGATAGTGAGGTTAAAGCTGTTGCCACTTCTAAAGATGCTCTTAGAGGTTATACACCAACAATTCTTATTTTTGATGAGGCAGCTTATATTGAAGCTGATGATGATTTCTGGGCTGCTTGTATGGCATCTCTTTCCACCGGTGGTAAAGTCATTGTAATATCAACACCAAACGGATTTGATCCAATTTATTATGAAATTTATGACCAATCAATTCGTAATATGAATAACTTCAAAATTACAGAAATGTATTGGTATAGAGATCCCAGATATACAAAAGATTTATATCTAGTTAAAACAAATGATATCGTGGATTATCTTTTAAATAGAGAAGAAAGAAAAGATTTAGAAATTATTGATTTTTCACATATAAGTCCACATGAAAGAGATTTTAATATAATCAAGGATTATATTGGTCAAGGGTTCAAACCATGCTCAACATGGTTTGAAAATATGGTTAAAAAATTAAAATATGATAGAAGAAAAGTTGCACAAGAACTAGATTGTCAGTTTTTAGGTTCAGGTGACAACGTTGTAGATTCAACAATTCTTGAAGATATTAGAGAAAATCAAGTTTGTGAGCCAAAATATAAAACAATGGGAGGTTCTTTATGGGTTTGGAAAGAACCCGAACTTGGTCATAAGTACGTTTGTGGCTTGGATGTCTCAAGAGGAGACAGTGATGATTTTTCAGCTTTTCAGATAATTGATTTTGAAACCAGAGAACAAGTTGCGGAATATCTTGGTAAAGTACCACCAGATGTGATGGCGGAAATAGCGTATAAGTGGGGAACAACATATAACGCTTATATTGTTATTGATATTACCGGTGGTATGGGGGTTTCTACTGCTAGAAAATTACAAGAATTAAATTATAAAAATTTATATATCGATGGGCTTGAGCTTGGTAATAAATGGAAATATGATGCAAAAGCACTTGATAAAATTCCCGGTATTAATTTCAATAATAAAAGAGTTCAGATTATTTCTTCATTTGAGGAGGCTTTAAGACATAAATTTAAAGTTTATAGTAGTAGATTATTAAATGAGTTAAATTCATTTGTTTATATTAATGGTAGACCTGATCACCAAAAGGGTCGTCATGATGATTTAATCATGTCAATTGCTATGGCAATTTATGTTTCCGAATTTTCTTTCACACAATTAGAAAAAGTTACGGAACATACGAAAGTTATGATTGAATCATGGCAAGTTAATACATATGAACCAAAACAAACTTCACAATTCTTTAATCCAAGCGTATCTTTTACTGATGATAAAAGTATATATAGAAATAACCCAACAAGAAAAGACTATGAACAACATTCTTGGTTATTTGGTGGGATAAGAAGGTAAAAAAGATATAAAATGGAAGATGAAAAACTAACAATATGGCAACGACTTTCTAAAGGATTTGGTCCAAACTCATTACTTGGACAAGAAAGTCCAACATTTAAATTTGATAAGAAGGTTTTATTAAAAACACCGAATAAGCAAGAGTACGAAAGAGAAAAACTCCAAGCACAACAAACAGCTTATTTAACATACCAATGGAGTAAGATTGAAAATAATTTATATACACAATCAGTATATTATGAACCCACTAGATTAGCATCATATTATGATTATGAGAGTATGGAATATTTTCCGGAAATTTCAGCAGCATTAGATACATTTTCGGAAGAATCTACAACGCCAAATCAAGATGGTCAAATGTTACAGATTTATTCTGAATCAAAAAGAATTAAATCAATTTTAACAGATTTATTCTATAATCAATTAGATATTAACACAAATCTACCCATGTGGACAAGAAATACTTGTAAGTATGGTGATAATTTTGTGTTTTTAAAACTAGACCCAGAAAAAGGTATTGTTGGTTGTTTTCAACTACCAAATATTGAAATTGAACGTATTGAAAAGGGGATGGTTAAACGTCCGGGTGGGACACCAAATAGCGACCCAGAAAATAAACAAATGAAATTCTCTTGGAAACAAAAAGATTTAGATTTTAATACTTGGGAGGTCGCACATTTTAGATTATTGGGTGATGATAGAAAATTACCATACGGTACTTCGATGTTAGAAAAAGCGAGAAGAATTTGGAAACAATTAGTTCTTGCTGAAGATGCAATGTTAATTTATAGAACATCTAGAGCACCGGAAAGAAGAGTATTTAAAGTTTTTGTTGGTAATATGGATGATAAAGATGTTGAAGCATATGTGCAAAGATTTGCAAATAAATTTAAGCGAGACCAAGTAGCGGACCCAAAAACGGGTAATGTGGATTTACGTTTTAATCAAATGGCGGTAGACCAAGATTATTTTGTACCGGTTAGGGATATTGCTGCACCTAATCCGATTGATACATTACCGGGAGCGTGTATTGATTTAAATACCAGAATTCCCCTTCTTGATGGTAGAACTTTAACTTTACAACAAATAATTAATGAGTGGGATAATGGTAATAGAAACTTATGGGTTTATTCTTGTGACCCAAATACAGGGTCCGTACATCCGGGTATGGTAACTTGGGCTGGTGTAACAAGAAAAGACGCTGAAGTTATTAAAATTACATTAGACAATGGTGAAGAGGTGATTACAACTCCAGACCATAAATTTGTTCATAGAACTAGAGAATTTGTTGAAGCGAAAGATTTAATTGTTGGGGATAGTTTAATGCCTTTTTATTCAAGAACCGAAAAAATAAAGACCAACACTAATGATTATCACCAAATTTTTGATAATGAAAAAAATCAATGGGTTTTTACGCATAGAATGGTAAAAAACAGTACTGTTGGTAGTTCTTTAGTAAAAGAATGGGTTTTTAATTCTGAATTTAAAAATAAAGATAAAAAAATAATTCACCATAAAGACCATAATCGCTTTAATAATAATCCAAATAATTTACTAATAATGAATGGTGAAGACCATTTAAAATATCACCAACATATCATAAAAGAAACGATTTGGAAAGATATTGAACTTAATAAGAAAAAAATTTCAGAAGGTATTAAAAATTATTTAAATAATCTTTCTTCAGATGAATTACAAAAAAGACATGAAAGAATTAATAATCCAATATCAAAAGCTAAAACAACTAAAAAGTTATTGGAATGGAATAAAAATGATGAAAATTTAAAAAATAAAGGTAAAAAAATTTCAAAAGCTTATACAGAAGAAAGAAAAAATAAGATAAAGGAATTAAATTTAATAAGGTGGTTGAATGATGATTATCGAAATAAAGTTTTTTCTAAAAAACAAACAATAACATTTGATGATTATATATATAATTCATTTGTTAGTGAATTTAAAAAGACTTTACGTGCTGATTTAGCGTTAAAGAACTTAAATAATTCTTTTGAATTTATTTCACATTTTAAACAAATTAATGAGGAAATTAGAAGTTCGTTAACAAACTTAAATGAATTCACGCAAAACCATGTAGATAAAATGGTTAAACAACAAGGGTTTAAAAATTTTACTGAATGGAAACATTTTGAGTGTAAAAAGAGAGGATTTAAAAATATTCGTCAATGGAAATATAATGTTGAGAAAGAAATTTATTTTAACCATAAAATAACAAAAATTGAATGGTTAACAAATAAAATTGACACTGGTACGATTACGGTTGATGGTAATGAATTATATTCAAAATCTCACACTTTTGCTATTGAAAGTGGTATTTTTATTAAAAATTCTAACCTTTCTGAAATTGCAGATATAGAATACATCCAGAAAAAACTTTTAACAGCATTAAGGATACCAAAAGCGTTCCTTGGGTTTGAAGAAGTTGTTGCTGATGGTAAAAATCTTGCGTTACAAGATATTCGTTTTGCTAGAACAATTAACAGAATACAAAAAAGTATGTTAGCGGAATTAAATAAAATTGCTATTATACATTTATTTATTTTAGGTTTTGAAGATGAACTTTCTAACTTTACATTAGGATTAACAAACCCATCAACACAAGCTGATTTATTAAAGGTTGAGGTTTGGAAAGAGAAAATCTTACTTTATAAAGACGCTGTTGCAGGAATTGAGGGTATTGCACCAACTTCACATTCTTGGGCTAAAAAACATATTCTTGGTTTCTCGGATGATGAAATTAAACTTGATATTCAACAACAAAGAATTGAAAAGGCGGTCGCAAAAGAACTTGAGAACACACCAAATGTGATTGTAAAAACAGGTATTTTTGATAGTGTTGATGCAATCTACGGTCAAAAAGGTGGTGGTACTCAAGCTGGAACTCCCCCTCAAGAACCAACATCTGATATGACAATGCCTGAAACTAGTCCAGCATCATCACCATCAATAACTCCACCAGAAGCTCCTGAGAGCGCACCAACTGAAACTCCAACAACAGTACCTGAATCAAAACAGGAAAGAGTAAATATTTTACTTGAAGGTGGTCTTTTAAATGAAGATGAAGAAATCGATTTGAGTAAAGCTAGAATTCAATTAGGTGAAATGGAAGAACATTTAAATAAACTTCTAAAGTCGTGATATTTATTTAAAAATATATTTTGAAAAATGAAAACCTTTGGAACTATAAAAACAAAAATTGAGGATAAATTAACTGATTCCTACAAAAAAAATACATTTAAAAAAGAATTAAAGAAATTTAAAACACTTGTTTTAGAAGATAAAAATGTTGTGCAAATTTATCACATTTATGACAATTTATCTAAACCTCAAGGATATTCCGAAGAAACATCAAAATTATTTTTAGATGAAGCAATTAATATGGTTAAAAAATCAATCGAAAAAACTGATTTTAAAAAATTAAATGAATGGATAAGTGATGTAAAATCTGAAAACAGATATTCACATATTGATATGATTGTTGAGGGTAAAGTCCAACAAATTGAATCTATTATTAATAGTAAAAAATTAATAATTGAAAATTTACAGAAAAAACAAGATAAGAAAGAGGTAATTAATCTACCACTAAAAACTATGTTAGGTGTAGCAAATAAAGCATTAAATTCAATTGTGTCTAATTTGAATGAGGAAGAGAAAAAAGAGTTAACTCATATTATTTCTTTATCTGAAAATGATATAAAAATTCAATTTAGTGATTTAAAGGAAAGTACAATAAAAAAATTAGAAAGTTTATTATTAGAACAAACTGATGTCGAGTTGGTTAATAAGATTCAAGATACTATTACAAAAATAAAAGATGAGACTCCCGGAAGTTTAAGTCTATATAAGTTACTAACGTTAAATAAAACATTTTAAAAAAAATTTGTTAATTCAGTATTTGTTTTCTATACTTTAAAAAATAAACTTTTATGTGAGATGAGTATAGATGAAGACAGGAAAAACATTAAAACTAACCGGTTATAATAATATAAAAGTTAGTTACGGTACGGTGGATTTTAAAAATTTTAAATCGTTATATTTAAATATTCAAAGTTGGTTGCAACCAAAGATTGATTTGGAAGATTGGGATCGAGTCGTGGGTAATTTACGAAAAGATGTAAAGCACGTAATTCATGATATATTAAATCCAATTTTTTTTGAAAATAATTATATTGTTGATTTGGATTTAAGAACTAGCGGAATCCAATATGGAAAAAGGAGTTTTATGAATTTAGAAATAACACTTTACGTTAAAAACAATATAAACTTTAAATCAAGTGAACTTAGAAATGAACTTAATTACATTTCAAGAACAATAAATGATAATGTCTTTTTAAATAATAAATATTTTACATATTCAATAACAAAAAAGATTACACAAGAAAATATATTAGAAAATACACATATTTATAGATAAAAAATTATCTATGAAAATCTTAGGACCAAACGAAATAGGACAAAGAGGTATTCTTATTGAAATGGATGCTGGTTATATTTCACCAAGTGATGAACGTAATTTAGCAATCATTAAAGAATCTAAAAACTTATTGGATTATTCAAAACCATTTGAATTTTATGCTGTATTACAAAAATACGGAGTACCAAACAGAAATGGTAGAATTTATCCTGAAAGTATATTAAAAAGAGAATCTGAAAATTATTTAAAATTAATCAAACAAGGGAAAGCTATGAGTGAATTAAATCACCCAGAATCTTCCCTTATTGATTTGGATAGAGTTTCACATCTTATTACAGATATGTGGTGGGACGGTCATATTTTAATGGGTAAATTAAAGTTATTAACATCACCCGGATTCCATGAAAGAGGTATTGTATCAACAAAAGCGGACATTGCTGCTAATTTGTTAAGACACGGTGCAACTTTGGGTATTTCCTCAAGAGGTGTTGGTTCATTGGTTAAAAAGGGTGAACAAAATGAGGTTCAATCAGATTTTGAATTAATTTGTTTTGATTTGGTATCATCACCTTCAACACCGGGTGCGTATCTCTTTAGTGATGTTAATGATAGAAACAAATTTGAAGAGAATATTGAGGAAGAGAAAAAATTGAGACAGCAGCCTATTTCAGATAAAAAAGAAATTAAGTCACTTGACTTAATGAAAAGATTATCCGATTATTTGGGAAAATAATCTAAAACATTTTAAAAATGAACGAAAATCAAAAGTATTTTGTGGCAAAAGTTTCTTTGGACATTCCAGATCTTGACAGCGGTAGAATTAAAACAAAAAAAGAAGAGAAATTAGTTATGGGATATTCCGTAACTGATGTTGAAGCTAAAATTACAAAAAAATATGAAGGATTTCCTAGTGATTGGAGAATTACTGCGGTAGTTGAGAGTAAAATAGATGAGGTGATAAGTTAATAACTTTATAAATAATTTAATAAAAAGAGGACATTTTGTCCTCTTTTTTTGTTTTTTTATGATTTTTTCAAATTAGCACATATTTATTGTTAAAAATATAATAAATGTCAGAAAAAAAATCATTAGTAGAAGATACTCTAATCCAAATGAGAAATTTGGAGGAAGCTATCCAAGAAAATGCAAAAGGAATACTTGCTTCAACCATGAAGGAAGAAATCAGTGATTTAGTAAAAGAGTCTTTAAATGAGACTGAAACAGAAGAGGAAATGGATGAAATGGAAATGGAGTCCAAGACCGATGATAAAGTTGACGAGCAAGAGTCATCCGATTTAGAAATGGACATGGATATGGAAGATGAAGTTAGTGACGAATCTGAAGAAGAGTCTGATGAAGATTCAGAAGAGATGATGGGCGCTGAAATGAATCTTGACATGGACGTAGAAGATGAAGTCCCGATGGACTTAACAAACGCATCAACAGAAGAGCTTTTAAAAGTTTTTAAAGCTATGGGTGAAGAAGATGGTATTATCGTTAAAAAAGAAGATGATAAAATCCATCTAAAAGATGATTCAGAAGGTGTTGAATATATGATTGATTTAGGAGAAAGCATTAATGAACAACCTCTTGATTTGGGCGATGAGTCTGAGGAAGAAGAATTTGACTTTAATTTAGATGATGAATCTGAAGATGAGGAATTTGAATTCGATGAGTTTGAAGAAAGAATGCCAATGCGTAAATCACATAGAATTCGCAAAATGAAAAGAGATGAAGAAATGCATGAACAATCATTTGCGGATGAGACAGAGTCTGAAAAACAAGCCGATATTGATGCGATGTTAGACGATATCTTTAATGAATCAGAAGTATCTGAGGAGGAAGAGGTTGTCTATGAAATTGAGCTAGATGAAGAGGATGATAATGAAGATATGACGGAAGAAACTGAAGAAACAGATGAGGAAATGAATGAAACCTATGATTTAGAGGAAGCATTCAAACCAAAAATGTTCAAAGGTAAAAATCCTGAAAATAAAACAAATAAAGGTCCGAAAAAGATGTTAATGAAAAAACCTACCGGAAAAATGTTTGGTATGACACCAAAAATCGGTAAAACAACAAAAACATCGGAATCTGATGTAAAGAAAGTTGAGACCAAAGAAGCAGCAAGAACCTTGGGTATGGGTAGTAAATTTAGAAAAGGTGGTTTACCAAAACCTAAAGCTGCCCCAAGACATCTCGGAGAAGATTTTGATTTTGAAGCGATGAACGCTGAGTTAGTTTCTTTAAGAGAAAAAAATGAAGAATATAGAAAAGCATTAAATATCTTCAGAGAAAAACTTAATGAGGTTGCTATATTCAATTCAAATCTTGCTTATGCGACAAGACTTTTCACCGAACATTCAACTTCTAAGCAAGAAAAAATTAATATTCTTAGAAGATTTGATGGTGTTGAGACAATTAAGGAATCTAAAAATCTTTACACAACAATAAAAGAGGAATTAAGTTCCAAGGGTGTTACACCAATAACCGAATCGATTGAGTCAAAAATTGAAAAAACTCCATCTAGCGGTTCTGCGGCTAATTTGATTGAGTCAAAAACTTATGAGAATCCGCAGTTCTTGAGAATGAAAGACCTCATGAATAAAATAAAATAAACCTAAAAAACAATTAAAAAACAATGGGTGCATTATTAGAAAGCGGTCTTGTTGGTAACATTGGTCTTAAGCATCTTAAGGTTATCAAGGAAGACACAATTAACAAGTGGGACAAATTAGGATTCTTAGAGGGTCTTAGAGGTCACTTAAAGGAAAACATGGCTCAGTTGTATGAAAACCAAGCTTCACATCTTATTAACGAAGCTGCTTCAACAACTGATAGCGGTTCATTTGAAACCGTAGTTTTCCCGATTATCAGAAGAGTTTTCTCAAAACTCTTGGCGAACGATATCGTATCAGTTCAAGCCATGAACCTTCCTATCGGTAAGTTATTCTACTTTATTCCGAGAATTCAGGGTTATACCGGCGCTACTGCTGATGCCGCTATCCCCGGTGGTTTCTCAGATTCAGGTCAGCACTACGCTCCGGTTGGTTCTCCCGGTAACTATCCCGGAGATCCTAACACTGGATATCCCCCTGCTTCAAATGCTTATGGAAAGAATCTTTACGATCTCTTCTATGAGGGTAATGAGCCGGGATTAAATCCTGCCGGTCTTTTCGATTACTCAAAGGGTAGATTCCTCATCGTAACTGCTAACACACAAACTGTTGCTTGGAGCGGTTCTGACCTTATCGCTTCTGCTTACACCGCTGGTGAATTCAGAAAGATTTTAGTCGCTCTTTCAGGTTTCTCAACTGTAGGTGCTGGTAAGCTTATTGGTCCTGATGGTCAAGAAATGGATACAGAGTCATTCTTGTCAGATCTTACTCTTTATACTTCAAACGCAACAGTTGCTTCACAATTAGGTACTTCGACAATAACTCCTCTTCTTTACAGAGTTGTAACTCAGAAGTATGGTAAGGGTATTGTTGAGTACGGTACCACAACTCAGGCTCCGTTTAACAGAACTACAACTGGTGGAAATGGTGGTTACTTTGATAACATCTGCTCACCGACCGGTATCATTTACCTCGAAGTTGACGCTCAAGTCCCTGTTTGTATTTCATGTAATAACGCTAACACAATTGATGGTTACTCTGGTGCCACTATTACATCTGCCGCTTGGTCAGGTTCATCTGGAAGTGGTCAAATTATGGCAGCTTGGAAGCGTTACGAAGAACTCGAATTTGAAGACAAGATTGGTGAAGTTTCGTTTGACCTTCAGTCAGTAACTGTTTCAGTAACTGAAAGAAAGTTAAGAGCACAATGGTCACCTGAACTCGCTCAAGACGTTGCGGCTTTCCACAACATTGATGCTGAGGCTGAATTAACCGCTCTCTTATCTGAACAAGTTGCTGCTGAAATCGACAGAGAAATCTTAAGAGATTTAAGAAAGGGTGCTGCTTGGACATTAAGATGGGATTACAATGGTTGGAAGAGATTAGGTACCGCTGCTGTTCCTTATACCCAAAAGGACTGGAACCAGACCCTCATCACCGCTATCAACCAAATCTCAGCACAAATCCACAAGTCAACCTTAAGAGGTGGTGCTAACTGGATTGTTGTATCATCTGAAATCTCAGCTATCTTCGACGATCTCGAATACTTCCACGTTTCAAACGCTGCTCCTGAACAGGATCAGTACAACATGGGTATTGAGAAAATCGGTACATTAGCTGGAAGATATCAGGTTTACAGAGATCCTTACTTCCCACCCAACACTGTGTTGCTCGGTCACAAGGGAACCTCTCTCTTAGATACTGGTTACGTCTACGCTCCGTATGTACCTCTCCAGTTAACTCCGACAATGTACAATCCGTTCAACTTTACCCCGATTAAGGGTATCATGACCCGTTACGCCAAAAAAATGGTAAATAACCGGTTCTATGGTAGAATTACTGTTGACGGTGTTCGTTCATTTGACTTAAGAGAATTGAGATAATAGACTCAAAAACAACAAAATAAAGAAGGCGGGAGATTTCTCCCGCTTTTTTTATTTATATTTTTCATGGTTAATTGACGATTCTATGGATTAATGTTATATTTATTAAAAAGGTAAAAATGAAAAAAATAGAACCAACAAAAGAACAAGTAGAAGAAATGCTACATTTATATAATGTCGAGTTACTTGGTTCTCCGACAATAGCGGAAAAAATGGGGCTATCAAAACCAACTGTAATACGTATCCTAAAAGAAAATGGTGCTAAGTTTGGACCGTCTGGTAGAAAATTTAAAGGGGGTAAATCAGTTTCCGATAAAAAATACCGAACTAAAAAAGAAGTTGTTGATAGAATAAAAAGTTATTTTAAAAATTGGTCAAAAGAAAACAAAGAACATTTAAATGAATATTGTAAAAATTGGACTGAAAAAAACATAGAAAGGGTAAGAGCAAAAAAAGCCCAATATGAGCGAGAGAAAAAAGCAAAAGACCCCAAATACAAAATATCCAGCGTATTTAGAACCGCACTATATACAGCGTTAAAAGAAAAGGATATTCTTAAAGATAAAAAATGTTTTGAGTTATTAGGTTACACTAAAAATGATTTAATAAAACATTTAACTAAATTACTAGAACCCGGAATGACCTTAGAAAATTATGGTGAGTGGCATATCGATCATATAATTCCAATATCTAAATTTAATTACACCTCAACGCAAGATGATGAATTTAAGGAATGTTGGTCATTAAGTAATTTAAAACCCATGTGGGGTCCAGAAAACATTAGTAAGAGTGATAAGATTATTGCGCATCAATATAAAATAAGACAACAAAAAGAAATCGAACAACAAAATGCAATTGATTTTAATATTACAAAAGTAAGTTTAAAGAATTGTGAAATTAGACAGATAACTAGAAAAGAATGTGAACCAATCATAAATGAATATGAATGGTTAGGTTATCTTCCAAGATATACAAATTATTATTTTGGTATTTTCTTTAAGATTGACGATAGAGAAATTCTTGGGGGTGTTGTCGCATATCAACCCGAATATGGTGAGAATATGGGGGTATGGGATAAATATGGTTATACGGGTAAAATAATACAATTAAGCAGAGGTGTTTGTCTTTGGTGGACACCAAAAAATACAGCATCTTTCTTTATTACAAGAACAAATGAATGGTTAAAAAAGAATACACACTATAAGGTAGTTACAGCAACCGTGGACTCTTCCGCTGGTGAAATTGGTACTATATATCAATCAATGAATTGGTATTATGTTGGTACGTTTGGTGGTAATATAACAAAAACCGGTAAAGAGAGAATTCGTTATGGTTATATTATAAATGGTAAGACATACAATCAAAGACATATAAGAAGTATGATTGGTACAGCAAAAAAAGAAAATGTGTTAAAGCATTTTCCAGATGTTAAAATGGTTAATTTGGGTAGGAAAAAAAGATATTTTACTTTCTTAGGTAATAAGAAAGAAAACGAAGAACTATTCAAACCAATAAAAAATTTAATTAAGGAATATCCGAAACGATAATATTACCAAATTATTTTTTTCCAATCATCAATAAGTTTTTTTCTTTTTTCTTGGTCAATTCCAAGACTTTTTAAATCGTCCTCAATTTTTTGAACTAGTGTTGTTCTTTGTTCAATGATATTATCAACACCACCACCAAATGAAATTACCTTTCCAATTTTTGTTACATTAGATAAAACTTCATGGTATTCTTGGGATGTTAATCCGGTTAAATGAAAGTTTGCTTGATATAATTGTTCACTCATTGGTCATTATATATCTTAAAGCTTTGGATACAACTTCACTCTCCTCAAGAGAAAAGACTCCTCTTGAGTGTGCTGCTTTTATTGCTTGATTTAAACAATAAATTGCTTGTTCATTTGTCATTCCATTTGAAAAAGCATCCAAATCATTATTTGAATAATAATTTATTGAATTAAATAACGTACCTATTGGTGTTTTTTCTTCCATTTTTATTTAAATATATAAAAATTTATCTCGCATTCAAGATATTTATTGTAAAAACTTTTATGAAAGTTAAAAAAGAAATAATTTTTAGATTTTTGGATTTAAGATTTAGTCGATATACGTTGGTTAAATCAAAATGTTCTGTTACTGGTGATTTGAGTTTTATCGTACCAGCTTGGGCAATGTATGCAATTGAATGCGGTAATTACGAGACATTAAGTGAAGAGGAAATTGAAAGTCTTAATGATTTTTTGGATGATTTGGTTAAAACTTATGGTAATGCTGTGTTAGCTTTTGGGGATGAATCATATTTTTCAACAATCAATGATATTGATAATTTAGGTGGTGACGTTTTTCAGGCTAGTTTAGTTCCAAGTGTAGTAAATACCTATATTGTGGATTTAAATAACGATAAATTAATAATGAAACACGAATTTAAAAGTAATTATGTTTTTTTTAAGGATATAATATTTGAAATGAATTCTATTTTTAGTTTAAAAGAAGACGATTACAATTCACTTAGAGAAATTATTAATGAGTGGGTTGAGGACAGATTTAATATACCAAGAAGTTTATCGACATTTCATACATTCTCAAAAATAAATTATCGTAACGATTTAATTTCATGTATAATGCGTAAGGCAGTTGAGACAAAAAAACTAGATTATCTTAATAATAAAAAAAATAATGTTTCAGAAAATTCAAGTTCTAGATTTGCTGGTGAATATAATGGACCGATTGAGTTGGGTTTAAGAAAGTGGAAAAATCCTGAACTTAAACCTTTTAGTGAAATTTCTTCGCATTTAGCAAATAACGATAGTAAAAGCAAAACACTTAAAGATAACATAAAACGTATTGTTGGAATGTGGGAAAAAGGTTCAGATGGAACATATGATATACCAACACATGATGTTGATACAATTAATGAGGATTTAGCTGTTTGGTTTGGTAAGAAAAAGAAACCAAAAGGTAGTAAACAACCACAAGGTCCGTGGGTTAATATTTGCAAAAAAGATAAAAATGGTAAACATCCCCCATGCGGTAGAGGTGAAGCAAAAACATCTGCATATCCAAAATGTCGTGGATATGCTGCTGCTAGAAGAATGTCAGATGAAGCAAAAAGAAAAGCTTGTTCTCAAAAAAGAAGAGCGGAAAAAAAAGAACCAAAAACTGGAAAAGGAAATAAACCAACAATGGTTTCACATAAAAAGAAAGTTAAAATTAAGGAATCCGACCTTTATAATATTATAAAGCGAGTTCTTCTTGAGCAGGAGGAAGAAAAAAGAACTGTTACATTTCCTGCGGGAGCATTTAAATCTTTCATAACATCATCAAATGAAAAATTTGTTAAGATTCTTAATAACAAATATGATAGAGTTATTGTTAGTGGAGATTTGGATTTAGATGAGACAGATATTAAGATTTTACCAAATAATCTTGAAGTTAAGGGTATTCTCTTCTTAAGAGGGTCTTTGATTAAAGAATTACCAGAAAATCTTAAAGTTAATGGACAAATAGATTTAAGAAGTACTAATATTAAATCTTTACCGAATAATCTTGTACATGAAAAAGGTTTTATTTGGATATTAGACACACCGTTAAATTACAATGAAGAATTAATAAATCATTATGTGGATAAAAATTACGGGTTTTATAGATATTAACCCAAAGACTCCAAAATTCTACTTAATGAGTGTTTAATATTTGAATTAATTTCCTTTTCCATTTGAAGTCTGCGTTTCTCAACTTCATTGTTAAACTCAGAAATAATTTTTTCATAATTTACGCCCTCCATAAAAATAGTATACGAATATACGTGGTTGACAATTTTTACCGTACCATCATGAATTACAATAAAAATACCGAGAGAATCGTTTTTAATATATCTTTTTTCACTAATTGGTGTTAAAAGGAGTGTAGTATCCTCTTTATGAATTAATTTCTCACAGATTTTAAAACATTTAAATTCATGTTGCTGTTTTTTTGTTAAAGCAACATTACCAAATCTTTTAAATTTAATATAATTTTTTTGAAAAAATCTTTTAATTTTATGTAATAGCATGTTGGTTAATTAATTTAATGCAAAGATATGGAATGTTTTTCAAATTCCAAAATATTTATGGATATGAAAAATATTTTAATAAATGATAATCAGTTAAAAAATTTGGTGGAATCAGTTAAACACATTTTAACTGAAGCCGATAAAAGAAATGTTATTATAGACAAAATTGGTTATTCAAAAGAATGGGCGGATGAGTTCCATAACTTAAGCGATAAATATTCTGTGTGGATTGCTGACTCTTATCTAAAAAAGAAAATGTCTGATAATAACCGAACCAAAGAAGAAGTTTTAAAAAAAATAAATGAAAAAGGACCGGATGCAACATACACTTGGTTTAATGGAATTCAAGCAACATATCAATATATTTTAGATTGGTTAAAGGTACCAAGAAGAGAAGAAATTGATTTACAAAATTTAACATATGATGATGCTTATTTAAAAGCGCGTGAATGGCATGAATCATTAAAGACCGGTGAAACAAAAAAATATGAAGAAACGGGCGAAATTATAATTGATTATCGGAATTCAAGAGGGGTTGGTTATTATTGGGTCAATCGAAAAACAAAGTATTGTAGCGAAGAACAAAAAAGAATGGGGCATTGTGGTAAAACAGATTTGGGTGATACATTATTTTCATTAAGAAATGTTAATGAATTTGGTGAAGGACAAAGTTTTATTACAATAGCCTATAAAAATGATGGTACCGTTTATGACTTCAAAGCATCGGGTAATCAAAAACCATCACCAAAATATCATAAATATATTATAGACATTTTAACTCAGGATAAATATCCAATTAATAATTTATCAAGTGCTGGTCATTCACCAGAAACAAATTTTAAAATTTCTGATTTAAAACCAGAACAAATTGAATATGTGTACTCGAAGAATAAAGCATTAAAATATAATATTAATGATAAATCATCGCATCCATATATTGTTAAAGATATTTTAGACGGTAAACTAAATTTATCAAATTACTCAAAATCAGACCAAATTGATTTGATTAGAGCATCGAATGAGAATCCAAAATTAATGGAAATATTTAAAAACGAATTATCACATTTCAATAATTTATTATTGGGTAACACAAATAATATTAAGTTTATTGTTAAAAACTTTTTGGATGTATTTAAAGATTTATTAATTGGTTATATTAATGAAAAAAATTATCCGCAGTTTAAACAAGCGTTGATTGTTATTAGTAGACTATTAAATGATTATAGGATAAATTTAATTGAACCATTTTGCGGAATTTTAGGAAAAGGTTTTACTAAATTTAAAAATAAGGAACTAGATATTATTAGTACCAGTGAAATTAACAGAGCAGTTTTAAGTTGCGCTAAAAAATATAAGTTAACCGATAAGTATGCTTATATATCTGATTTAAATAGACTTAATCACAGAATTGTAATTCCGGATGGTAAAGATAAAACGTTTGGTGTTATAGATGAGAAAGGAAATATAATTATAGGTTTTAATTATGTTAGCTTAAGTCTTAATAAAGATGGTAATTATATTGGTAGAACATTAGGTAATGAAATTGAGGTATTGGACAAGACTGGAAATTTAATTATACCGCAATAATATCACCATCTTCTGTTACCATTATACCATCATCATATTTAAACGTTCCGTTATTACCCCTTATGTACCATTGATTTTTTTCTTGGTAAATACCAACATTTCTACAATTCAAAAATTTATTTAATCTATCTTTTGTTGTCGGTGTCCACCAACCTTTGGTATCTAATTTTATAATATTTGTGGGGTCTATTTTAATGATATATGTGCTATGGTATCTAATACCAATTTCGTTAATATCTGTTTTACTTAATAAAGTATTGTGACCAATTTTCTTACTTTCTCTATTACCTAACTCTTCTTTTAATTTATCATAATTTAATGATGTGCATGATAGATTAACTCTTTCTTTTATTAATCGTTTGGTTGAGTTAATCAAAGTTTCAAGTTGTGATTCTGTTATTATTATATTCTTTTTCATTTTGTTAATAATTTATTATTTATTTATTTCTCCAACCACCACCTTGTTTTTTATACCATTTTGCCGCCCAACCACTAGCATAAGCCGAAGGCCAAACTTTATATTTTGATTTTGCTAAAGATTTTGCTTTTGACCATAGTTTTTTATTTGTTGGTTCACGTTTTGTTTCCTCATCCAATGGTCCAACAACAAATTCATCGTCCTCTTCATTCATCATAAAATCAAAAACTTGATCCAAATTTTCTGTTGCGGTTGTAATGTGGTCATCCGCCCAATCATGTCCATTTTGAAGTATGTCTTCAATCATTTGCGGTTCTAATGATAATAGTTTATCAATCTGTCTTCGCATTTGCTTCAAGTTGCTAAAAAACATGTAATTACCTGTTTTTTGCTCTTGGATTTTTGCATTTATTAATTCTATTAACTGCGATTCTGTTAATTTAATTGTTTTTTTCATTGTTATATTTCTATTTTCTTTTATTCCATCTCTTTTCTTTATTAAATCCGAAACTTTACCATGTGGGGGAAATTCAATAAACTTAAATAATTCTAATGCCCAACTTTCAACATAAGGTACAATTTCTTTTCTCTCAACACCCATAGCTGATGTGATATTATCTACTAACATACTTCGCATTGAGACCGAAGTTCTATCATGTTGTGTAGGTTCAAAACCTATTTCACTAAATTTTTGTTTTTCATTATAAAAAACTATTTCATTTTTAGCGTCACGTAATTCTTCTTCGGTATAGGATGGGTCAGCAAAAAGTTCAGGACCATAAGCTATTATCATAGCATTATAATATGTCATAACTAAACATTTAGATAATATAGCATCTAAATAAACATAAACCCCCCTCTTTATTTTTTCCGGATTCATTATTTCTTATTAACAATTTGAAATTTAATGGCTCTCTTATAAGTATCCTTTTCTCCACTAGTATTCACTTTTAAGTCAACAAAATATTCATTCGGGAGCTTATCTCTCATATCAAAAATAAAATAATATTCATTTGGTGTTCTATTAACTAATGTCCAATCTTGAACCTGAACTTCGGTTTGACCCTCTCTCACATAAACTCTATAATAAACCTCAACATCGGTTAAAAGTTGTTGTGTTGTATATGCTTTTTTAACAATAACACCAATTTTTCTAACATCAGTATTTAATATTTTTTCATCCTGTTTAATTCCATAAAAATCAAATCCTAAAATCGCGGGTTCTTTTGATTCAGTACCAATGTTAAAATAACTACCATAAGGTTTTATGATTAAATCATTTTCAACATTTGGTAATGGAATTCCATTGATTGCAATATTGCTCCAAACATCGGTATATTGACAAGGTGTTGTAATTCCTGTTATAGAGGGAATCGTTACCTCATATATACCTTTTGTTATTAAGCACGTTGTTAACCCCATATAACCAGATATCGGGTCTCCATTGGTATCTAAAATTGATACAACTGGATTGTTATCAAAATTTACATAATCACCATTAACATATGCGTAAAGATAAAGTTTGTTTTGTCTGTACTGAACAAAATTATTTCTATCATCTTGTATTAAATCATCATAAACCGTCTCAAGATATGGTTCATAAAATGTTTGTGTGTGTCTGGTAAAGAATCCAACGGAATAATTTTCAGATAAGCCGGTTAAATTCTCAAGTTCAGGTTTAAATGCAATTCCCCAACCTGTAACACCCGTTAATGAACCATTTATAATTGAATTTATTTCATTTGTCATATCAAATTCAATATCCTCATTTCCAAATTCAAAATGTTGGATATTGACAATGGTAATTGCGCTATAATTAATATTTCCGTTATTCTCATTGTTATATATTCCCGGTTCAGACCAATAATCTAAAGTTGTTCTTTTTAACCAATTTGAGGGTCTCTGAGAGTATGACTTGTCTTCTGGTTCATAAAGTGGAACAGAAGCTCCCTGAGTCGAATTTAATGAGGTTGAGAAGTTATTATAATCATAACCAACACCTTCATCCCATAAAGCCAGTCCTTGGTCATAAATGCAAGTTGTTATTGCGGTTGGGTTTGGTATAATTGGGTCGCAAGGGTCAATTGGTGTTGGTATTGGATTTCCGCTAATTGTACATGCTGCAATTTGGGGAATTCTAAATAAAATTAAATCAAAAGATGTTGCTCTTCTTCTACCGGAAGAATCTAATATATTTAATAGTTCTTTGTCAAAAGCGGATGTATTTGTCATACGTAACGTGTGGGTCATCGCTGTTGTACACCCAGTTGAAATTGTTGTTCCAGTTATCTTATCAATTAATGGTTCTAAGTCCAAATCAAAGATAAATCTTGTATAACCTTTTGGAGCGATAGAATTGGGGTTTGTACCAAAATACAACTCAGTTACCGGATTTTGTCCGGTGTTTGTGCAATTATTGTAAATAATGGTATTATTTCTGCTAAAATATGACCTGTGTATTGACATTCAAATCTGTTTTCTAATAAATATTGGGTTTTTAATTAAAATTGATTTGTTTCAAGATATTTATATAATACCAAACCAACAACAACCAAATGAAAAAATGTTTAATTTTTTTATTGTTTTTATTATTTGGTAATCTAGCTATATCTCAGGATAATAAAACTATGATGTATGTCAGAATAGTTGATAGTAATTTATTAAATCCTGTGGAGTGCGAAGTTCAGATTTGGAAAGAAACTGAAGGAGGAAAATACACTAGAGGGTCGATAGTTTTTATTCAGCAAGCAAAAATTTCATTAAGTAAAGGTAAATATACTTTTTATTTTAAAATTAACGATAAAATTATACATAAAGACTATATTGAGGTTGGTCAGTATGATAATAGTATTATATATAATTTATACGCTAACCCATTAAAATTATTGGATGCCGATTTTAATCAAATTTCAATAATTACACCGGAAGTTCATAGATTTTTAAATCATAGAACGGTTTATATTGAATTATAAATTAGTTAATTCTCACATTTTGATTTAAAATATTATCCGCAGCGTTTCTTATTTTATTTAGAATGTCTTGTGACTGTATTCCAGTTGTGCTAACAGGAACCGGAGGTAATCCCGGAAATGGATGTACGTGGGTTGTTAAAAACTGAACGATTAAATTTAATAAATCCATTAATTCCTCACCCCTTACCATTGAATTTGTCTTTGGTAATATTTCTGAATTCATTAGTTCTTGGGAAATTCCATATACCGTTCCATCAATATTTATCTTTCCTTTACTTGGTATTGTGGAATTATGTGATAATAAGACCAATTTATCTCCACCCATAATACCGACAGTTTGAGTTAATGGACTTACCGATTTTTCAACATATTCCTCATTTGTAAATTGCAATGGTTTACCAAAACTATTTTTTGTATATAATACACCTGTACCAAATATTTTATCAGATGGTTGTAATTTTACATTAGAATAAATATAACTAACATTATTAAATTGAACCGAATATTGAATTGGGTCTTCGGTTGATATCCATTTATATGTTATTTTATTTGGTCTAAATGCTAACGGAAATACATTTGGTAATGTTATAGTTACACCTTGTGTTGTTGTAATTCTACCCTCATTATTTAATTTCTTTATTGTATCATTAATGAATTGAGTTGTTAATTCTTTTGTTAAAGAATTAAATTGAACTGAAGTAACTAGTGTTATATCGCTAGGATTTAATTGCGTATCAACAGTAAACTCAACATTTTTTAGATATTCTATATTATCTTTTAATTGATATAAATCAATTGTTCCGGTAAAATTATTAGGTATTGTATTGTTTTCCGGATTAATAATTGACCATTCCAATAAGAATTTAACTTGTGGTGAACCAGTTGTTATTTTTGTAAGCTTTCTCGTACCAACACTGTTTTCAGTTGTTCTATATGCGGAAAGTTGTAAGAATGATCTTTTATCGTAATATCTAGGAAGTTGATTGATTTTTTGTGGAATGTTTCTACCTGCTCTTAAAATAACATCATCATCTTTGACGATAATATCACAAGTTCCTCTACCAATAATTGCGTTGTCTCTTGGTTCAGGATAAACACCTTTACTGAAATTATTATAATATTCATCAGTTCCCGGTTTTTTAATGTCGGGTAATGGTTTAACTTGCGTACCCTGTGAGGTGTATTTTCTGGAACTTAAATAACTTTCAAAACTTGATGCAACAGGTGAAGAAAATCCTCCCTGAACGTAATATTTATTTTGATATGGAAATTCTTTATCAGCATAAAAAATATTTACAGATTCCTGAGTTTCAGGTTGTTGATTTATAAAAAATGGTAATAGTGGTAAACATAAAAACGGATCTCTAGTAGTCCACTTATATAATTCTGGAATATCTTCTTCAGTATCTTTTGTTGTTTTCTTTAATTCTAAAGCATCGCTCCATACAGCTTGAACAATTTGTACTTTATTGTCTAATTGTGAGACAGCACGAATTCTTCCCAATAACAAAGGATCTTTATTATCAATGACAATTGCGGGAAAAATTATTTGATTTTTATTTTTCATTATTTTACTCTAGAAGTATACTCTGTATGTATTTTATTATAAGTTTCTTCAATTAAATCTAAGTGTTTTGATAATTTAATAATTAAATTTTTTGTCTCTTCAAAATCATTATTTAATGAATCCATAGCCATCGTCAAGTCTTTATTTGACGAATTTTTATATTCACTAATTATTGAATTTAATTTTTCTTTATCCATTTTAATTATGCTTTAATTCCATACAATTTTATTGGTGCTGGTGCTGGTAATAAAACATTAACAACACCATTTTGAATGTCTTCGTTTTGCACTCCAGTGATTTCAGCAAATTTTGATGCTAACATTAAATTTGGACTACCATCTGGCATCGGTCCTGTTGGTAGTCCTAATCTTTGATATTCAGTGATAACATTTGTAAATGCTCTAGAATTGTCAAAGCCGGGTCTTAGTGGTGCCGCAGCTAAAAGAGGTGTTGGTATATAAAAAGGAGTACTTCTTGTTGCTAATGATAAAATTTGTAATATCTCATCAACAACACTCTTACATCTTCTATAATCAGAAACTAAATTTGCAACGACTAACGCTAATTCAATTAAAGATAAAATCATAGCATATCTTTTAGTAATGGCATTTCTTGCTAAATCACCAATAATCGCTTGCACTAAAATTCTTAAATCTTTTACTATAATATCAAACAATTCTTTAACAAAAATTGCAAAAATTTTAGAGGTTAAATTAACCATTAATTTAATATTCTTTTTTATAAATTCGGTTAAATTGGTGAACTCATAAACAAATGTTTTACCTAATGCTAATGACATAACAACAAAAGGAAAAAGAATTTTTGGTGTTAAAAGTGCTAAAACAACCGCTCTAGGTAATGATTTTAATATATCTGTATTAATACTAACTTCTAGTCCTGTCGGTAAAGTAATACCGCCCCATCCTTGGCTTTGTAATAAAGTCTGAGTTAATGAATCTGTTATATTATCTTCAGCATTTGGGTCCGAAACAAAGTTCATTTGATTAATTAAATCAAATAAAGAATCGATATCCACAGGAAATTTAACATTATCACAATCAGTAAATTCAACAACACCTAACTGAATATCTGATATTCTAGCATCAATAGTTCTTAAATCAATTTCCGTTAATTCAAAAAAACTTTGGTCAATTGCGTCAACTTCTGGTGTTTTTGCAATTCCGCTAACATCAATTTCACGATTAAAATCAAAACATAACCCTAAAATTCTTTGCAAACGAAGTAAAAATTTACTTTGTTCCTCCATATCCGACATAAGTTTAATTGATATTGCGCCAGTCAATATTTCAATAATTTGAGCTAAGATATTTTTCGACTCAATCACTTTTATTTTTCTAAAGTAGTCAGCAAAAAATTCGGATACTTTTGGGTTTGGTCTATTACCCAATGTAACAATAAACGATTCGGTTTGATAATTAAATGGTGGTGGTAATGTTGCTGTTGGGTTAAAGGTAATATCAAATAATGATTGATTAGAGTAACCTAAATAGGATGAACCAAAATTCTGATTAAAATAATTAGGGTTTGTGTTTTGTGTTGCATAATAAAAACTTCTATTTAAACTGAACGGTGATGTTCCAATCGATGTACTATCCGATTTTTCATAAAAAAGTTTACCAGTTACTGAATTCGGTTCTTGTTTAAGTTGTTTAAATAAATCAATCGACCAAAGAGGTACTGTGACCTGTATTCCCTGTTGATATTCTTCTTGCTCAGAACAACCAAGAGCATTTATCATCTCATCCTGTAAAAGTTTCATTATTTTTGGACTACTTCTATTTGCTGAAGCAATTAATGCTTTTTTAATATAGTTAAGTGTTGTTGAGTTACCCTGAGCACCTCTTCCGTTCGGATTAAATTTCGCAAAATCTAAAAGTCTATCAAATTGATTTTTTACCTCCTGTTCATATTTTTTAGTCACGTTACTTAACCCATCCGGTAAGCCTTTATTAACGAGCCTATCGGCCTGTGTTAAGTTATTACCAGCGGACTTTTTTAAACTTTTAATATCGTCAGTGACTTGCTTATATGTTGCATAAGCCTTACTCTTCTCTTCAACTTCCCTATAAGAGCTTTCTAAATCTGCCGCCATAATAAATAATTATTTTAACTTATATGACGTATTGTCAGAAATATTCTCAATATCTTTTTTCATTAAGTTTTCAATTAATGTTGGATCAATGTCAGCTAAATTATAATCCTCTTGTTTTCCGGAGCTTTTTTCCCAAATGGACGCTTGTAATTTAGCTAAGGATAGTTTTTTTTCAACAACATCATTAATTATTTTTTGTTGTTTTTCAATAACCGGCCCAATCGTTTGCATGTCCTCAGGATCCTTTAACATTACCAACATTTTATTTTGAATTCTAATAGCGGTATTTCTCTGCTCAACGAGTTCGTTGTAGATTTCCTGCATCATTGCAAGAATCGATTCCTTTGTTAGATTTATTTCTTTTTTCTTCCCTGACATAATTATAAATATTAGTCTAACATATTTTTTAAAGTACCATTATATAGTATTTTAAACTTCTTTATTGAAATTCGTATTTCTTTTGTTGATAAATTTGTTAGTTCTCTTAGTGTTAATAAAATTAAATTTTTATTAAATTTATTATTTCTTGTTTCATAAAATAAAGATTGATAATTTGAAAATAACTCTATTAGACCATATGCTAATTTTTTTTCATTCTCATTTAGATTTGAATTTTCCGCAAAATTGATTAAATCAGATAAATATGTTTTAACAATATCTTCTTCATCAATTTCATAATTCTCTATTAAATAAGACATTTCATAATTATTCTCTAGACTACTACATACATCTTCATAAGAAATTTTTTTATTTTTTTCTTTCTGATCTTTAATGATTTGACCCATTAAATAATTTTTACAAATTGTGCCAAAATAAGAATATGCTTTCTTTTCTCTTGACGGTTTGAATTTATCAACTTTAGTCATTAAAAAAGAATGTGTGTCTGTATGAATTTCTTTAAAATCCATATCTTTTCTATATAACTTATATCTTCTTATGATAGAAGATATCATTTTGTCAAGAGGGTGTCTTAAATACTCGTTGTATATCTTATTCTTTTCTTCAATTGTTGTTGCGGATAAGAACACTCTAACCGCGTGTTCTTGTTCCTCACCAAAATAATTTTCTTTTTCTATTTGTTCACCTCCTGTTTTAGTAACCTTTTTTGGTTTTACAGGCATTAAACTTCTTGTTGTTCATATTTTATGCTTCTATCTTTTGTGAAGAAATATTCTTTTTTAGCAATATTCACCCAGAATTTAACCTCGTCTTCAGTAAGGACATTTTCACCATTCTTATAATTCCAAAAAATAGAACCTTCTCTTAAATTAATGTGTTTATAACCAACTCTAGGTATAGTCATTATTTTTGCTGAGTTATATGTCATTCTTAACAAGAACTCATAAACGAAGGTTAATTTCATTGATGCTTTGAACATTCCAAATTCCATTACTTTGTCACGTTTAATAACCATTCCAGATGTTTGGAAATTTTGATAATTTTGTAATGTTTCATTTGTTAAAATACCCATTTCCATTGCAAAGTTCGCAGCAAATGTTGCTTCATTCGTGAAACCCGCAAAAGTACCCTTCGAGTCAACATCAACAACAATTGGAAGAAATGCTTGAACATCTGGATAGATTTCAGCATATTTCTTAACATTTTTAAACCAAATGCTAGAGTATTCATCATCAAATTCAAAAAATGAAACCCATTCAGATGATGACGATTCAATACCTAAGTTAACTTGGGATGCAAAGTTTGGAGTTTCGTTATATTCAACAAGTTTAACATTTAACTCACCAAAATCAGTTTCTTTTAGTTTACCAACTAACTGTTCCTCAGTTGTATGTACGATAATTAATTCGTTAATACCAACTTGTTGTGTCTGTAATGATTTAATTGCTTTTTCAAAATATTCATTAAAATCTTTTACCAAAGCTGATTTAATTGGTAAAATGACGGATACGTTTAATTTGTTTTCCATGTTATGCTTCGACTGTTTCGTTAAGTTTATTTAATTGTGAGACAAATGATTCCTTTCTTGAATTTAAATAAGAATCAAAAAGTTCAATTACTTTATTATCAAACTTTTCAGCATCTGAGAATTGTGCTGCGGTTTTTTCAATTTCATCAAATAGTTCTGGTTTAATATTATCTTCAATCCAGTTTTGAACAAAATCAGCGGTAATATCAGCTAACTGTGTTGGGTTTTCCAACCAAATACCATTTTCTTCTTTCATCCAAGAAGGAACCAAATTTGGGACTTGTCCAATAACCGGAACACCAACCTTCATTGACTCCAATGGGAATGTACCAAAAGCACTTGTTGGGTCAATCCAAACGGAAAGGAAGCAATCTTTCAATCCATTTGCGAATTCTTTTTCAGTTAAACCTCTTAAATCTCTAAATGTGACCCATCTAAACTGGGGATATTTTAAGTAGAATGTTTTAATGAAATTTAAACCATCTCTTTGCTCTCTAGCATGTACAGCAACAATCGGTTTTGCGGGAAGAGTTGCTTTTTCAAAAGTGTCGGGAATATATGGTTCCAAAATATCAATTGAAGCGGTTTTCATTATTTTTGAAATGAAATCCTTTTGAGTTTCAGAAGTTGTAATACACTTAACAAAACCATATTGCATCCAAGTTGCACCCGGTTGTAGTGTTTCCATCATATGGTCATATGCTTGACAAAGAACAATTTTACCGCAAGGTAAGTTTTTAACTTGGTCCATAACGAAAGCAAATATTTCCGGAATTACAAGATAATCTTCGGGTGAAATTTCTAAGCTAGTACCCTCAATAGATTTGTGTGGAAGTTCCTTCATATAATCATCACCCAACCAATTTGCAACACCAACATAATCGGGTTTTTCATGAAGAATTATTGCATTATAACCCGCTCTTTTTAAGGTTAACGCCATTTGATAAATATATCTAATGGAACCTTTAGCATTTCCTTTAGTATCTTGAACAAAGAAATAAATTTTAGAATTTTTTTGTTCTATATTTGAAATAGAATTTTTTAATTTTTCAACAACACTATTATCCATATTAAATTTTGTTAAGTATTTTATGTTTTATTAATGTATTAAAAGCTAGCTTAAAGGGAATAGAAATTGATTGTCCTTTTAAACCTAATGTTTCATCAATTTGTTCTTCATTAGAAAGAATGACTTCAATCATCGCTTTAATAACTTCAAATTTAACCGCGCTTATACTGAGTTCAGTTCCACCAGATACGCTTGGTAATGCGACATATTCATCAAATTGGTCTATGTCAATGTAATATGCGTCTCCAAAAAGTTTAATCATTTTTTAATGTTTTAATAATTCCTTCCAATTCCTTAATTTTATTTATTTCGTATTTTGAAGGAATATGTTTATTATATTCTTGATTGAATTTTATAACTGTTTTGTTGGATGGGTGATTTACGAGTAAGTCAGGGTTAGCTGTGATTAGAACATCAATTTCATCCCACATTGAATTGATTGTGGAATTACTGTAAAATCTTATGGTCTCAATTAAGCAACCAAACTTGGACAAAAAGAATAATGAAGCTGGTTTTGATTTACCGATTTCATCTGAAACAATAACCAAATCATGTTCATCTCGCAAATTTCGATAAATATCATTTAAATCATTAAATGAGAAGTATTCAATAGAGGGCGCATGACCAAATATTTGCATGGGAAATTCTTCGTACATAAATGAGTATAATTCATCATCATTTCTAAATGCGAAATGTTCTTTAAGATTTAAAGACGTTATTGGTCTTTTTATTTCATAGGTAAAGTTATCTTCAGCACTTACTTCGGTAAATGTTGCTTCATCAGTATCTAAACTGGACTCACCTTCATGTTGTTTTAATGGTTGTTCTTCAACATCTTGCTCAAGATAGGTTTTTTCATAGATTTGAACAATCTTACCAAGAGTATCTCTTAAAACACCATTTAATTCAATACCAATTCTCATTAATACTTTTTATGAAAAATTAAAAAGTAATTTTAATAACTAAATAGTTATTATTTGTAAAACGATATTTTTCTATTTATATCTAAAATATAATTTTTATTTTATATTAAAAATAAACATATAATTTATAATTATGGAAAAAATTGAACAGCATGAACTGTCTTTAAAAATTAAAGCGATGTTTAATGATGAACGTAACAAGACAAAAAAAGAAGAAAGACCTGAATTCTTATTTTGTAATCACACAAAGGAAGTTAAACAAGTTTTAATTGATTCAGCGGATGTTATTTTTAATAAGTTACTTGATAGTTTATCTTATTGCGATGAGGGAACAATTAGAAATAACTTAAATTCATTTATAAATGATTTGGTTTTGTATGTAGAAAAAGAAGTTAATGCTATTCTTATTGAAGAAAAGAAAATTTAATAAAAAAGTTTAAAAACAAAAAATAAATCCCATAAATTGTGGGATTTATTTTTTTAGAAAAACGAAGCAAAAATTAAGATTGGTATCTTTTTAATATTTTGGATATTATAGGATTTCTGACAATATCTTCTTCGGTAAATTCAAATAATCCGATTTCATCAATATTTTGTAATCTTTTCATTGCATCATATAAACCCGATTTTTCTAATTGTTTAAATTTATCAGATTGCTCAACATCACCAATTATAAAGAATTTACTATTATGACCTATTCTTGTTAAAATAAGTTTCATTTCCGCAGGTGTACAGTTTTGACTTTCTTCAAGAAGTAAAATTGAATTTTCAACCGAAATTCCGCGAATAAATGAAATTGACATAACTTCAATTATGTTAAAAAACTCTAATTTACCAGCAACACCTTCACCTAATATTTTATTTAATAAATAAAATGATGCGTACATATATGGGTTCATTTTTTCTCGTTCATTTCCCGGAAGCGAACCTAACCTGCTTTCACCACCCTCTACGGCTGGTCGTATAATTATAATTTTTTCATATGGTGTTGTGGGATCTAATATTAATTCTATTGCAGTTCTTAATGTGAGGTGTGAATTATGTGTAACTATAAAATTATCCGTTAAATAAAGACCTTTTTCTGAATTAACAGTAATACATTTAGCTTCTTTATTACCAATAAATTCAACATTTGTTATATATCGTTTTGGTAAATATCTACTTTTTGGTTTGACCAATTTTAATTTTCTTTTTAATCTAAAAGGAGTAATTTCGTTTGGTAAACAAATACATAATTCGTATGCTAATAATCCCATAATTTTTTCGCCTTCTTTATTTCTATAAAATGGTTGTTTTAACCATCTTTTAACAACACCACCTAAACTATTAACTAAAAAAACCATATCATCTGCTAATTTTTTAGATGTGGTTGTAAAAAATACTGAACCAGATTTTGAATCTACTGTACCGTCAGTATCCATTAGACCTTGTAATAGAGAAATTCTATTTTCAATCGAATTGAACATATATTCATAAGGTATAAATTTATTTTCACTTTTTTTATAAAGTAAATTTAATTGGTTTAGCTCATTCAAAAATTCGTTTTTCCCGTTCTCACCAATAATTGAATATTTATATTTACCTTTTGGTTTGTTTAGGTGAATATTTTCTGGAATTAAAGCTTTTATGTTCTCAACAATTTCATTATCTGCACATGTAAACGTAATGTATTGTGTTAATCCCCCATCACCAATAAGTACCCCCAATATATATGGGTCAATTAATAATTTTTGTTCATTAAATTGAACAGGTTTTGTAACTGGAATTGAATGATTTTTATCACCTCTTTTTGTTGTTAATGTTTCTTTAATTTTTTTTAGTGTTTTAACACTATAATCTTTTGGTGAAGAAATTCTTTTATTTAATCTATTTTCACCGACTCGTTTTCTGGCATTTCTCTCATAATAAGTTTTTGTATACCATAAATGATCTTCACATGATTCGGTAAAAGTACCGTCATTAAATAATACTCTATAAATCGGCTTTTCCCCTTGTGGATGAACCGCAATAACCTCAACCGGGTTTCCATTTTCATCAATAACAAAATCTCCTACGACTATATCACCCATATTAACCATTCCGGTGGGTGTAATTATTTTGGCATCAATTGGTTGTGCTTTTCCTGTACCAGCACTTCCTGAACAAATTGTAATTTCTTTTTCTTTTAAGAGTTGATAAAATTTTTTTTGGTTTTCGTTTAAAAATTTTTCTTTTGGTCTTTTTGTTATGATATTAGCAATTAAATCTTTCTTATTTATTTCCTTTGGTTCTTCAGGAACTTGATTTACCGTTTTTGGTTTTGCTTTTTGTTTTGCTGGCATTAAATTTTTTGATTTTTTTAATTATTATTTATATATAAATATAAATCAAAACTAAAGTAATAAAAATTATTACTAATGTTTTTTTATTTAATTTTTAAACTTATATAAACATAAACCAACGGAATCAAATTTTAAATTATCAAAATTTGAATTTTTTTTGTTTGCATGAAGTTGTTCTTGTAAAATCCATTTTTTAGATTTTTCCATGTAATCTTTTATGATTATGGATTTGGTTGAATAACCTTTATCATACGGTCTATAATAATCCCAATCATGCATACAAAAATATGTTCCATCTTCTATATTTTGCTCTAATAATATGATATCATCATATGCTATATTTGGGTCTTCAGGTCCGTCAAACATTATAAAGTTGGGCTTAATATTTGATTCTAATAAATTGACGAGCATTTTTTGTGACTGCTCTTTAAAATACTTTACAAATGGAAATTCATTAAAAAACTCTTCTGTTGGTTTTCTTATTGGATCACAAGTAAAAATTTTCGAATTTAAATTATTATTTTTTATTGATTGAGATATAAAATAAGTAGAACCTCCACCGTCACCAGTACCAACCTCAAAAATAATATTAGGTTTTATTTCCGAAATCCAATTATATAATTTATATCTTTCATATGGTAACATTTCACCATTATATGTTATTTCTCTAAAATTTATTTTTTCATCCATACTTTAATTTATTTGTAAATTATCAATAAAAAGGTAATCATGTACCACAAATTTATCTATTTTAGAATAGTTGTTTTTTTTCATAAAATCAAAAATTTCATCTTTATGTGTCGCCTCTATTAAAATATACTTAGGTCTGTATTTTTTAATATTCATTCCCATTAATACTTCTAACTCATGACCCTCAACATCCAATGAAAAAAAATCAATTTTTTCTACTTTTTTTTCGTCTAAAATTGTTTCTAGTTTTTTTGTTGTTAAACTTAAAACATTTTTTTTTAAACTTTGACAGCGTTCGCCTTCTATTATCCAATCATTATCAGCGTCTTCTGATTTTCTAGAATTTTTTATAAAAGACATTAGATTAACATCATAAAAAATAATTTCTTCATTTTCTGTATTTGATAGACAACAATTATAACAATTTGAGTTTGGTCTATTTTTTTTCATTAATTCAAATTTATGTGGTAATGCTTCTATTAAGATACCGCTCCAATTTTTATAGAATTCTAAATGCGCTGTATTTGATTGAAACATTCCATCATTTCCTCCAACTTCTATATAAAACCCAAATTCAAAATTTAGGTACCTATCAATAATTTGTTTATCTATTTTTTCAACACCATAATACATACTTATAATTCTTTAGATTTATTTTTTATTAAATTTAACCAATAACTATATTTTAAACTTTCTCTGCTATTATTTTTTACTTTTTTTATTTCATTTTTTATAAAAACAAAATCTTTTAATTTTTCTTCATCGTTAATATAAACAACTGGTAAATTTTTATATATTTTTTCATATATTATTTTGTAATCATTAAATGGTCCTACAACTATTGGTATGCCTCCGAGATAAAGAGTTTCATATGTACGAATACATTCAATTCCATTTCCTCTTGGGGAGATTACACCAAGATATGATTTTACATAATTACTAAATTCTTTAAAAGAAATTTCATCATAAGAATCTACATAATCAAGTTCATTACAAATATTTTTTATTTTTTGTCTTAAATCATAATTTGTATTTACCCTAAAATTAGAAATCAATTTTTCTTTTATTATTGGCTGCGGAATCAAATGTGGGTTTAGTAAATATTCTTTTTTTTCAAAAATACCTTCATTTATTATACCATGACCTAATCTAATAGGTAATATATCTATTTCAATACCCAACGGTATTGGAGTGACTTTATCACTATTACAATTTGTGTTAGTTGCAAAAATGTGATAAACATTTTCAGGACATAAAGATAATCGTCTATCGTCAAAAGTTATGTCACCATTTGCTATTATTAGAACACACTTATTATTTTTATTTTTTAATCTTATAAATTCTTTTTCTATAAAATCTATTTTACAAAAAACTATTTTTTCGTCATCATGTAAATCATTACAGAACCTAGTCATTTGAATTAACTCATGATTAATCATCATTATTAATTTTTTTTTTAATTTTAGCAGGGTTTCCAAAAACTAAACTATTATCTGGAACATCTTTTGTAACGACAGAACCAGCACCTATTAAACTATTTTCACCAATAACTATACCGCAAATTATAACACTATTAGCACCAATTGAACATCTTTTCTTAAATAAAGTTTTTCTAAACCTATCATTATTTTTCCAATCACCATCAACTTTTGGTCTATAATCATTTGTTGTTACCGTATTTGGACCTAAAAATACGTTGTCCTCTAATGTAACACCCTCATAAATTAATGAATTATTTTGTATTTTACAATTATTACCAATAATAACGTTTGGACCGATATAAACCCCTTCACCAATAGTACAATTTTTACCTATTTTTGCGTTTTTACAAACATGTGAAAATGCCCATATTTTAGTATTTTCACCAATATCTTCTGTCTCAACTATTGATGTTTCATGTAAAAAATAATTTTTCATAATTAGATAAATTTTGGAATATTAAAAAATAAATTATCTAAATAAGTTTTATGATGATTATAAGGTCTACATGCATGACATTCTATAAAGAAATTAGAATTTAATTTTGATATATCATAAGATACTTCATTATGTCTATGACAATCAATTCGTCTATTTAAAAAAGTTGACGCTAAACTCAAGCTTGAAATTCTTGATTTATCTTCAAACGAGGAAAGTATTTTACAACTATAAGCTTCATCCGTACCCCATTTATCTCCCCACATTGTTTTAAGATTTAAAGAATTTATTTTTTTTATTTCCAATTCAAATGATTCTTCAAATTTATAAATATCACAAAAAGTCTGTCCTTTTGCAATATGATATGCTGAAGGACTAAATCCTCCTTCATCCCATTTTTTGGGATATTTGTTTTCAAATTTATATTGGTCGTCAATTAACATAATATAATTATTTTCGTCAATTAAGTTAATAGTTTCTTTAAAAAAATAAGTCCCTAATGGTATTTGATCAATACCCATTATAATACAAGTTTCACTTGGATAAAATTTAGTAAAATAAAATAAAGCCCAAGTGTATTGCCATTCTGAGATATTAGATATTTTTTTCTCAATTAAAATTTCACCGTATTCAGTAGATAAATTTGCATTTTTTAATTCATCTTCTTCACCAAAAAAGATTAAAGTTGGGGTTATGCCGAATTTTTCTTTATAAGTATATGATAAATTATTCCAAAAATCATAATATAAAGGGTTATTATTAGTTACTAATATTACTCTATCTATTTTCATTTGTTATTAATTAATTTGTACATTATGACTTGCGTGATAATAAGAAATTGTTTTACATTCACTGTAATGTTTTTCGTTAATTAGCGTTGATAAAATCATACCCCAAATAGGTAAATCGCCCCATCTATTACTATATATTCCGTGAGATAAATCAATTTTTTTTAAAATTTTATTCAAAATTTTATTATTTCTTAAAAAGTCAACATTAACAATCATAAAATTAGTATAAGGACATTTGATATTATTAAATGTTTTATGTGGCTGAATATTTGTTTCAATTAAAAATTCGTTTAATAATCTTTCAAGACCCACAATAACTCTACTATCATCTTGATCTTGAAATTTTGGGCTTACAAAATAAATTTCTTTTTCATTCATCTCATTTAAAATATTATTATCAAATTTGGTAATAAAACAATCTTCATCAATTCTTATAATAAATTTATAATCCTTAAGGTATTCTAAAAAATCTATTGACCAAAAATGACACATATGTTTATAACCTAACGGAAAATGTGAGGATAAAAAATTAGGAGGACATAAATCATTATTAATTATATTTTTATTATTATCGAACGCTTTTTTATTTCCACATTCTTTAACATTTTTAAAAATTAAACTTTGTTTTGAATTATTGGAAATATATAATTGATGATCTTCCGGAATATTTCCTTCATGAAATATTACCATATCAAAATCAAAATTAGATTTACTAATTATATTTTCATAAATTAATGTATTACGTTTAATTAACGAATTATATTGTGATACATTTTCATAGCCTCTAGTTAAGACTGTTATCGCTATTTTGTTCATATCTTTATTTAATTTTTATACATAAAGTTTAATATATGTAAATCCTCGACATCACAAAAATCATATTGAGTCCTAATCCAATCACTTTCTTTTTTAGGGATACCGGTATCAGCTTGACTTCTAACACACCTATCTTTCCAATCATCAAATGTTTTATGGTGATAATGATTTAATTGTGCAATATCGTCAGTCCCATTTTCATTAAATGGTCCAGTAAAATAATTTTTAGCTGTATTCATAATTTTTACATTCGGATAATGAGGACTAACCATAATACTATCTGATTGTAAATTTAGTATTGTTTTAATATGTTTATCAACATCTTTTTGTCTTATAGTAAATTGTTTAATTAATGAATTACTATTTTCACTTCTTGTCAACCTACCACAAGCGCCGAAAAAAACCCAATTAATTCCAATACCATAAGGATTATTAAACTCGTTTATAAAATCTTTAATATTTTGATGTTTTTTTAAAACTAAAAATTCATCAACATCAAAGAAAGCTACCCAATCATATTTAGTTTTATATTTTTTAATAAAATCATTATACGCGGATATCTGTCTAGCAATACCATCATATTTTATTTTTTTAATAAAATCGTGTTCTAAATTACAAATCCAATCATTTTCATAAATGATTATATCATCAAAACCTAATTTTTTATGATACAATACCCATTCTTTTATATAGAAATCTTCCATTTTAGCTATACAAACTAATGCAACTCTCATATTATAACAATTTATTATAATTATTTATAAACTTTTGTTCACCAATTCCTTGTGTTTGATGACTATCAAATTGAAAATGTGTAATTGTATTATTTAGTATTTTATATGGTATTTGATTTAACAAATAAAAAACACTAATACTTCTTTCAATCTCATGTCCGGAAAAAATTGATTTTTTAATATCGTTAACTAAAATATCAACCCATTCCATGTATTCATTAAACCTATCAAGTTTAAACGTATGATTAGATGTCATACTGCAAATAGTATTTTTAGGTAAAGACTCAATAAAATCAATTATATTAATATTATAGTTTTTAATCAAAGAAGTAATTAAATTTTGACTCCAAGGTGTATGACGTAAATATTCATATGAATGAACGTTATGTGGTATATAGCCAAAAATATCAAATTTTTTAGTTTCTATAACTTCATTTAAAATCTCCTCTAAATTAGATATTGTATTTATATCATATTCAAATAAGTTTATATACTTACCTTTAAGTAAATTATTTTTCCATAAAGCATACCAACCGGTATATGATGTTAATTTAGGATATTCTTCAATATTATTTTCTAAATTTCTTGCTATAATCACATTATCTAAATTTTCTAATTTAGATATATCGTTTTTACCTAAAAAAACATACGTTAAATTACTAAAATTATTAAATTTTTTATGTCTAATAAAATCTAAAATAATATCTTGATTATGAACAAATATAAATGTTTGAAACGTCATGAATAAACTTAATTAGTTATGAAAAACTTATTTAATTTTCTCATATTATCAATAACAAATGGTGCTAAATTTTTGTTATAGTCGTTATTCATTAAATAAGAATCCTCATCATTTTCTTTTCTAGTCTGAGACTCATAATGATAAGAAACTAAATTACCATCCAAATAATTTTCAAAACCTAAAGTAAGGTAATTAAGATTTAATTCGACATCTTCAAAACATGATTGATATGTTTCATTAAACATACCACATTTTTCAAATAAAGTCTTTTTAGTCATCATTAATCCGCCCGTATTACCAATTACTTTTTTAAGTGACGTTGAATGATTATAGTATGATTTAAATCCAACGTGTCCAAGAACAAATTTTTTATTCTTATCGAATCCTGCAAAGATTCCATCATGCTGAACCGTATTATCTCCGAAATGTAATCTACATCCAACAGTTCCAGCTTTATTATTTTCTTTAAAAACTTTTAACATACCATAAATAACATTATTTAATAACTTAATATCGTTATTGCAAAATAATAAAAATTCATAATCATTTGTAACATGATTTTTTACAACATCGTTATTAATTTTAGCAAAATTATAATAATCATATTCAATTAATTTAATATCACCGAGTGGTAAGATATTATCTTTAATCCATTCTTTTTCATCCGCCGATGAACCAGTATCTGCAATAAAAATATCAAATAAGTTTGGATTGCAATGGTCATAAAAAGATTTAACACAATCAAATAACATTTGAACCTTACCTTTAGTTGGGATTATTACCGCAACTTTACTGAAACCTTTTATTGACTTTTCTTTTATCTCAGGAACGAATATTTTTTCTGGTTTTAAATCTAATGGTAATTTACTTCCCCATTTTTCCAAGAATTTATTTTTGCTCTCCCAAAACTCTTGGTTTGGTTGTCCAATTGATTGATGTGTGATTTCAAAAGAAGATGTAACACCAATTTTAACTCCATCTAAATAATTAGGTACGCAAAATAAATGATCATAAAAATGGAATTTACCTATTGTTTCATCGAATCTATGTTTGATTTTATTTTTATCAAATGCAATAAACAATCCATCAATTGTTACAACGGGAATTAAAAATGGAAATTTTGGTGAATATTTACTTAACCATTTCTTTTGACCCTCAGGGTGATGATAAACTTGACCAACCATTGTTTGTTGCATTCTTTCCCAATAAACACCTGATTCCGGAAAATAACAAGAACCAGCTTTACCAATTATACCAAAATCAGGATTTTCATTAAAATCTTTTGATAACTTTACTCCCCAGTTGGTTTCTAATTTTATATCATCATGAATCAAAACAACAATATCATTGTTTGATTCTGAAATAATTTCATTATAAACAGTTGATAATGATTTAATTCCGGGATTAACTTTCTCAATAACTTGAACGTTTTTTAAACCACAAGTATCGATGATGTATTTAGTAAAGTTTGGTTTACTAGATTTTGTACTATATCCGATTGTAATCATTAAAATTTATTAAAAATATAAAAAATTTTCTTAAGAAAATCAATCTTTTTTTTTTGGATATATTTATAATGTATAAAACATTATAAAAATGAGAACAAAAAATAAAAAACCAACAAGAATAACTGAAAAACAGTTAGTAGCAATACTTAAAAAAGTAATTAATGAGCAAGATTCTTCAGAATATGATGATAATGAAGATGAAAAAGAAGAACATATTAAATTTATTGAAGATGCGGTATATGATTCGGCAATGAGTATTATAGGAAATTTAATAGCGGTTATTGATGACAACTATGAAGAAGGTATTGTTTTTGCTTTAGAGGAATTGGATTCTATTAAAAAAATTATAATGGATGTAAAAACAAGTTATTAATATGAAAAATTTATTAAAAATTACAGAAGACGAAAAAAAGCATATTTTAACTATGCACAAAACCAAAATTAATGAAAGTGATTTTGGTAGAATTGCTGGCGCTATTGCGGCAACAGGAGCAATAATGACACTAATATTGGCGCAAAGAGCGGTCGATATTTATGATTCAGAAGGAAATTCTGTTGAGGCTAATGTTGGTGATACATATACTGGTATTGTAACTGAAATGGTAGCAAAACCAAAAATGGGATTTGTTGTTAAAATGGAAACAGATGATGGTCATACTTTAGATTTCATGACATATTACAATAATTTTGTAACAGGTGATAAAATTAAGGTTGTTATTGGACGAGAATTTAATTCAGGTGGAATGATGGTGTTTCCTGATGTAACACACACAGAAAAAGTTAAATAATAAGTTTTATATTTTTAATAAAAATTCCCCCACTAGTTTTTAGCTAATTGGGGGAATTTACTATTAAAAAATTTAAATTCCAGTCGATCCAAACCCGTTTGAACCTCTTGTTTTTTCGTTTATTACGTCAACCTCAGAAACTGAAACATAACCACCACAGATTGCAGGTGATAAAACACCTTGTCCAACCTTCATTCCCTTTTTAATAACAATATCATGACCATTGGTGTTAAACAATATAACTTTTACCTCTGAAGTGTATCCATTATCTATTGTCGCAGGAGAATTTAATACCATTAATCCCTGATTAATCGCTAGACCGCTTTTACTTCTAATTTGTAACTCATGTCCAGCGGGTAAATCAAAAGCTAATCCAGTCGGAATTAAAGCCCTTCCAAACGGTCCAATTGTTACCTCTTCAGTCGAATGAAAATCAAATCCCGAATCACCATCATAATTATATTTTGGTAAAACAGCATCGGGATGAAGTTTCTTAACGTTTAATTCAATTTTTGGTTGCGCCATGCTAAATAATGTTGTAAATTCATCAAGTTCAGAATCAATTTCATCACCAATAGTTTCTTGCCAATTAGGTGATTGCATTTTCTGTTTAAGTTGTTCTAATTTTTCTCTAAGTTCATCAAGACTATCCATGTTAATTTAATTTTTCAAGTTTAGATACGACCATCATTAATACCTCGACATCTTTCTCACAATATTCAGCAATTTCTTTAGTCCCCTTGCTCCAATAATGTTCATGTACTTTACTTCCATTTACTTCACCAGTTTTAGATGAGTCAACACCAAGAGAAGCACACATTAATTCGAGAGTTGCGATTGAGAAATTATTACCATATTGCCAAAAATCTTTTGTATCAATTGCTTTAACCTCCCAAGGTTTTGTATCAAATGCGGGAAGAATAGCTGGTGGTTTTATTCCATTAATAATCATTCGTTTACATAGCATTGGGATATCGAATAATTTAATATTATGACCACACAAACTAAAATCCATTTTTGCAACTTTATTAAGCAAAGCCTTAACTTCACTTAATAATGTTTTTTCATCCTCATTTGAAAACGTTTGAATTTTAATTTCTCCATCAGGAGTTATAAAACCAAAGCTAGCAACAATTATTTTACCAAATTCAGGTAATAAAGCCGATTTACTTAAATAAAGTTCGTCAATTGTTAAATCTTTATCTTCAGGATATCGTTTTCTAAACCAGTCTTGGTATTTCTCAAACTGAATCGCTAAACTTGGATGATTTTCCTTTAAGGTTGTGAAGTCTTTTTCAAGCCCAACCGTTTCCAAATCAAAAAAAAGGATTTTACTAATAGGTTTATTAAACATTTTTTTAAATTATTGATTTATAAAATTCCGCTCTGTTTTTAGTAACAATTGATAATTCATATTTATCTTTGACTGTTTCATAAAGTCTTTCACCAAGGTCTTTAGCCCAATTTGGATTTTGAATAAGTTTCTTCATGTACTTTGCCCAATCACCATGATTTCTATTTTCATTTACCAAAAGTGCATTACCATCAACAAATTTACCATTTTCCAATGCATGGGTCAAGTCAATGGTATATGGACCAACATCTGAAGCTATAATTGCTTTCTTATAGAAACCCGCTTCAATAACTTTAAGCTGCGATTTCATTCGATTAAACATATGATTCATAATTGGTGCTAAGGATACATCAAATTTTGTATAATTCTTTGCATATGATGTTATTGGTCGGGTCCAAACTCTTTCATATGGTTCATTCTTAAATTTAGTTGTATCAAATTCAACAAATTTATCCAATTCTTTTTTATATTCCGGTGAAACCAAATTGTATTTATTTGTAAAAATTTCTTCATATTTAACCCACACCGTTTCATGTGGTTTAATTGGTCTTTTCTTTTGTTCACCAGTTTGCTGATTAATTTCAGTTATTTCACCTCTAGTATCAAAACCACAAAGGAAAACTTTCATTTTATCTTTTTCTGATGAAAGTGCGTTAAATGTACCATCCAACAATTTTAAATCATGTAAGTGAGATGAACCACCTAACCAACCAAAACGAAGTCTCTCATCTTCTTCTGTAACACCTTTAAATTGTTCTGTTTTTGTATCAATTGCATTTGGAAATACAACAACATCATTATGGAATTTTCTTATTTGGTCAGCAAAAATTTCTGTTGTTGTTGTAATATATTTTGCATATCTAAGACTTTCAATAATCTTCTCATTAATTTTATGTTGTACAATTACCGAATGCAAAGGATGTTCTTTTGTGGGTAACCAATAATCATCGATATCTGCAATCGTGATAATACCCATATTGTTAAGCATTTTAACAATTTCTGGAGACCTATCATAATCTCTACCAATACTTCGATGGTAGTGAACAATTTGATATTGCTTCCAATAATTTAAATTATCAACTTGTGGGTCGTAATCGATATCCACATGAAAATCATCCGGATACATGTTTTGTAACATTATGTGGGGGTCTACTGATCTGTAGGAACCTAACCAACCCCCGAACGGTCAGATGGGAGTACTAAGACTCGAATCTTTTCACGACCGTTAAGGGGCGAAATTTGTGTGTTTGTCATCTTTATCTATAAGATATAGTAATAATTTATTGTTTTTATAAATTATAATCAAAATTTTTGATTAGTTCAAGTTTTTTATAATTTATTTTTTTAAACCAATAGAATATTTATAATTATGAAAAAGATAAAATTAACAGAATCAGATTTATATAGAATTGTTAGAAAGGTTCTTCTTGAGCAAGAGGAAGAAAAGAGAAGTTTTACATTTTCTCCGGGAACATTTGCGTCTTTTATAACATCATCATCAGGTGAAAGATTTGTTAAACATCTTAATAACAAATATGATGAGGTTATTATTAATGGTGATTTGGATTTAGATGGAACACCAATTCAATCCTTACCTGATAATCTTCATGTTGGTGGGGATTTGAATTTATATGGAACACCAATTCAATCCTTACCGGATAATCTTTATGTTGGGAGAAATTTGGATTTAAGAGGAACACCAATTCAATCCTTACCGGATAATCTTTATGTTGGGAGAAATTTGGATTTACAAGGAACACCAATTCAATACTTACCGGATAATCTTCATGTTGGGGGAAGTTTGTGGTTAAATGGAACACCAATTCAATACTTACCGGATAATCTTCATGTTGGGGGAAGTTTGGATTTAAGTGGAACACCAATTCAATCCTTACCGGATAATCTTTATGTTGGGGGATATTTGAATTTACATGAAACACAAATTCAATCCTTACCGGATAATCTTTATGTTGGGGGATATTTGAATTTACATGAAACACAAATTCAATCCTTACCGGATAATCTTTATGTTGGGGGGACAATTTATATTAATGGAATACCTTTAAATGATAATGATAAGTTGGTTGCAAAATATAAAGAAAAATATAGAATTGATAGAGCACTTATTTAACCTTCTTAGCCTTTGTAATTTTACCCTCAAAAATTGTTTTACCAACTTTGAACTGGATAGTTTCATTTACTTTTGATGTATTTTCAATCAATAACCCATTTTCCTCTAAAAGTTCTTCAAATACTTCGCGCATCATTGACTTTAATTCATTTTTATTCGGTAATGATGTAATTTGTTTTGATTGAACATTAGACGGAGTTTCTTGTCGTTTTGTACCCATCAATCTGCTAGCTTTCTCAACTAATTCATCAGATAGTGCTGTTGTTGGTGGTTGCGGTTGCTGAATGGGGTGTTCAATCATTAATTTCTTAATTTCATCTGGAAGTCTTGAATTTAAAATTCTATCCTTAACAGGAACCGCTGAATTAATTGGTTTTGGTTTTACTTGCTGTTCTGAAAGATATTCCTGTGGGATATTATATTTAACATCGGGAACTTCAAAATCGTCAACCTGAGGTCTTTCTACATTTATTCTAGTATTTTCACTTATTCCTATATCACTAGTCTGACCTCTAGGAATTTTATTGTGTTTATCCATTATTTTTTTGGATATCATTAGTTTTTCAATAAGTGCGTCCATAGTTTTTAGAATTTAGCATTAATAATAAGACGATTCATGGATTTGTCACCAGTTCTGTTATAATTTGGTCTAACTTCATTAAATTTTTCATCGGTAGGGATGTAAGTCATGATTTTATCAACCCTAAATAAACGCCAACCCGGAAGTGGTTGTGTACCCAAAAAATCTGTGTGTGATGCACCCAAAAAGTCCCAAGCTCTTAATACTTGATTACCAGCTTTTGAGTAACCAAAAGCAACAGGTTCAATTTCTCTATTACCTTTACCTCCGGGTTCATCACCATCATAATACATGACCGTAATTCGTTTATTTTTTATCGAATCCATAATCGAATCAATTTTATTTCCAGTTTTTGGAACATCAGTTGGTATTTCTGGTTCATATTCGTCTGGTCTAAAATTCTTGATTATAAGTTTAATCGCATCATCGGTATAACCAGCAGATTTTAAATCACCAACTAAATCTTCAGATGGTTCATATTTTCTTTTGAATGTTGTTGTATTAATTAATTCTTTTGCAACAGCATCCATAAGATTTTTATCCATACCCGTATTTTTAAGTATGGATGCGGTAATTTTACCAAACTCTTGAACAGTAATTCGCCCTTCTTTTATTGCGTCAATAAGTTCTTGACCTGTTTTAGCGACAACTGGATTACCTTCAGAATCTACGTAGGTAATACGTTTAAATCTTGAAACAGAATCTAATGCATTTTTGACAATATCATCGCTAACCCCCGCAAAAACATCTTCTCTTGCAGGAATTAATTGTTCAATAATTAAACCGGTTAGCGATTCAAGTAATCTCATTGTCCAAAATCAGGATATGGCTTATTGTTGCTGTATTTATTAAATTTTAAATCACCAATTCTTTCGACATTATCTGTTAAATTACCTGCGGCTGTGTTATAAACATCTAAATCACCACCGGTACCTTTACCTTTTTCATCTCCGTCAGCAAGAGCATTTGGATTAACATCCGAATATTCGTTCGTTTTCTTATAGTCGTTCTTTGGGAACAATTTTGCCCTTTCAGCTTCAGCTATCTTTGAAAGGTTATTATTTTCTATTTGATTTGTATCAATTGGTTCTAAGTTTGCCATTATAGTAATTTTTTCATTAAATCATTTATTCTTTTTAGACTTTCAGTAACCTGATTATCAAATTTTTGAATCATTTTACTGTTATTTGCATCGACTTTTGCAATGTTAGGAACAATGTCGATAAATTCACTATTATCAACAGTATATTCTTTTTTTCTATCTTGTGTTGTTTTTAGAGATTCTCTTGACGAACCTAATGTTTGTTCAATCCAATTTTTAACTTTGTCTCCACCATTTAATACATAGGGAACATCTTCTTTTCTTCCTTGGTATTTATCGAACCAATTTTTCATTCTTTTCAATTGCTGATACGTAATTGAATTAGTATTTTGTAGTTCTTGGTTTCTTCTATAACCTTCAATATTAGAATCTGCATCAGGACAAAGACGGAAGCACACTTTTAAATGTTGTCGAAGATAGTCAGGAAATGGATATTTTTTACCATATAAATTACTGTTCATTTTTAAGTAAATTAAGTAACTCTTTTATTGATAAACCCTCTCTATTAGCCATTTTCTTTAAAGACTTCATATTCTTCATAAGAATTTTGCTAGCAGTTTTTTGTTCTTTAGGTCTTACATCATAATCATCAACATATTTTTTAGTTAAGATGTCTTCAACCATTTTAACCATTTTTTCTTTTTGTTTTTCAGAAAGTGTCATTCTATCCACAAAACCTTCTTTATTTTTTATGCTATTAGGAGCTTTTTTTGTTTTATTACCCGAAGGGTCTTTACCAAATTGTTTTGTTCTTTTTTTAGCTTCATCTGATTCTAAACCCATTTTTTCTAAATGTTTTTTAGTTTGTTTACCACTCATATTTTTTGTTTCATCATATCCGAAAGCATCTGAAAAATCGGTTTCCGTTATTTCGCCCTCATTATAATATGTTCTAAATCCTCGAAGAAGTGGATCATTTGTTTGTCTTGTTGCTGGAATTGTCTGATCAGTTGTTTTTCTTGGATGTTGTGTTAAATCCAAAATAGGAATTTTTGAAGAAGATAATGTCCCATCCGCATTTATAAATTCTTCAAGCTCATGTTTATCTTTTATTTTAATTAATTCAAATTTTTTCTTAATGTCGTCTTTTGAATATTTTTTCTTTGATTTAGCGATTTCATATATTAATGATTTAATTTTTGGTAAATCTGAGGTTGGAAAATCGATTTTTACATCATTTTTTCTAGCCTCACTTATTGTCGTCTCAACAGAAAAATATAAAGAAATTCTTTCTTTATTCTCTTTTAAGAAGAAATAATAAGGTTTTATAAAATATTCTTTGTTTGTATGAATCATTTTTCTTTTTAATTAATAAATATCATTCACTTTATATTTATCTATAAATACAAGAAAAAACACTAAATATGGCACAACAAAATATAAATCAACACGTTTTTGATAAATTTTATTTATCGCCAATTAATGGAAATATGGATTTAAGTTTAGCGACAAATAATAATTATAATGAAGAGATTATATTTTCAAATGAAGTAATTGCATATCTTGATGGTAATAGACTTCCATTACAATTCGATATTAATGATTTGGATTCTAACCCAGAATATACATTAATTTATAAACAATATAATCCAAATAATGTGTTATTATCAACAAATTATTGGAATCCAAATAATTTGGTTTTAACTTGTTCTACCATGTTTAACTTATGTGATATTGGTTTAACTGGAACAGATAATGGTTTGGTTGACCAAATGACCGGAGAAACAATAACCGTAACAAATGGTTTATTGCCGGATGTTGATAAATTTAATAGGTTAATGTTTGACAGAAGAATGAAATTGTTTCAGGTAACAGGATATACTAGTTCACGAAATGAAAGATTTTCTGGCTATTCTGCGACAACATTATATGAGGTGGTTTCAAAGACAGGTACAACTGAAGGAGTTTATCATGAGCTTTATGGTGGTTTCTATCAAGGATTTTATAAACTATTTGGTTATGATTATCAAACAATGCCAACTAGAATGCCTAAAGGATGGACGGTTGAGTTGATGTTAAAACCTCGACTATACCCCGAATATTTTCCATCTAGTGGGGAAACAACTCTCAATGGGTATTATCCTGAAAATAGTAATATGTTTTTTTATATGGGGACTAGAGCAGAAAATAAATATTATCATTATGCGGATGGTTCTCCTGTGTCAGATTCCGGGTATACTAGAGCAACATCTGGTTTAACTTGTTTAAAAACCTGTGCTTGCTCAAATACTGCGGTAACAAATTCTGATTGTATTGAAGTTTATCCACCATCAGCGGTAACTGTTGACCATTCTTATGGTGGTTGTGGTTACTATAATGAAGTTGTTTTAGAACCGGAATTAGACCCCGCATGGGATAGTATATCAAATGCAATTTCGCTGAAGTTTTGTGGCAATTTATCAAATCCTAAACTCGGTGTTAAGGTATTAAGGTTCGTTGGGGATTGTGTTGTTACCGGAAGTTGTGAAACTACTGGTACTACATATACAACAGGATACACCGTTACAGAATATTGTTCCCCAAATGGAATTTATGATATTTGTCCATCGGGTAGTTCTTTTGTACAGGTAGAACATTGGGTACAAATTGATGTTGTCTTTGAAAGGAATGCTTGGATGGATGAATGTGATTTAATTTATAAAGGAGGATTGGGTTCAATAACAAAATTTGAATATTTAGATTCACTTTTAGATAATTCTGTAGCGTTGGTTTCACCACCTATAACTCATCAACAAACAACCCCAGAACAAATAGAAATTGTAAAGTTAAATGAAGAATGGTTGCTTGAGAAGAAGTATAGAATGGGAACCTTAAAGTTTTATGTAAATGGTAAATTATTCTACACAATAGAAGATTTTGAAGAAATAATCCCAAGAGGTGAAAATACTAGGAAAGAAAGACAAATCGGTGTACCGTTTAATATATCGGTTGGGGGCGGCACTCAAGGATTACACGAAGCATTAATTTTTACTGGGTGTGTAACTGGTTTAACAACAACATATAAACAAGACCCAGAATTAGTACCTAACCAAATTTTAAGTGCGACAACATTATCTGGGTTATCAACAAATATTTTAATTGAACCCAATTTTGCGGGTAATTTTGAAGGAGCAATTGCTCAATTTAGAATGTATATAGAACCATTAAGTGCTGCACAAATCCAACATAATTTTAGAATTTTAAAAGATAAGTTTTTACTATTCGATTATTTTTGCGATACTTGTAATTGATATCATTATTAAAATGAGTTTTAACAAAAAAATTATTACTAAAGAAAAATTAATTGAAGCTCTTAATAGTGAGATTTCATTAGAGAAATTTTTTTCTGCGGATTCAATAGTTTTTAAAGATGATTTATCTCATTATGCTTTTGGGTTATTTAAAGAAGGATTCTCAAAAGAAGAAATTTTTAAAAAAATCTTGTAAATAGTTGATTACTACGTATTATGAGTTAGTTTTAAATAACTCATAATTCACATGGAAAAAAAACTAAATATTTTAGCACACGCCTCTTTTATTGGTAAAACCGGTTATGCTAATCATGCTAAATCATTTTTTTGCGCGTTAAATAAGTATGCTAATGTTAAAGTTAGAAATCTGACAGTAGGTGATAGTTGGTGTGGATTATCGGAAAAACCTCATGATAAAGAAGAGTATTTTACCGATGAAATGCGTAATATGCTTATACTGCAAACATTATACGAACAAGATAATACAAGAAAAGATTATCCAATATACGGTTACGATGGGTCTTTCATTCCTGATATTCATATCGTTTTAAATGATGTTAATAACCCATATTTTTATGATAACTATGATGGATATCGCATAGCTTATAATGTTTGGGAATCAACGGAATACCCAAAAGATTTTTTTGAAAGATTATTTTATTTTCATGAGGTTTGGGTACCATCTAAATGGCAAAAAGATAATTTAATTAAACAAGGTTACCCAAAGGAAAGAATTTCGGTTGTTCCAGAAGGTGTTGACCCTGAAGTTTTTAAACCAACAAATGAAATTGATTTATCAGAAAAGTTTACATTTTTACTTTTTGGTAGGTGGGAATATAGAAAATCAACAAGTGAAATAATTAGAGCGTTTAATGAAGAATTTAAAAATGAGGATGTTAACTTAGTTGTTTGTGCAAATAATCCATTTGCTAATGATGGGTTTAAAACAACTGAAGAAAGAATAATTGCAAATGGTTTGGAAAATAAAAATCTTAAAATAGTTAATTTTCCAACTAGAGAAGAATATATTAATTATTTAAAAAATGGTCATGTTTTTATTTCATGTGCTAGAAGTGAGGGGTGGAATCTACCTTTAATAGAAGCAATGGCTTGTGGTACGCCATCAATTTATTCAAACTGGGGAGCACAACTTGAATTTGCTGATGGATTAGGAATTCCTGTTAAAGTTACTGATTTTGTTTCAGCTAAAAACCAAGATAATTCATTTGTTGGCGATTATATAGAACCAGATTTTAACGATTTGAAATTAAAAATGAGAATGGTCTATAATGATTATAAATCATTTAAAGAAAATGCTTTATTAGAATCTGAAACAATTCACAGAAATTTTAATTGGGATTTGGTGGCTAAAAATGCTAATAATATTTTACAAAAAAAGGTAAATGACTTTGTTTTTGTTACTACCGGTAACGAAAATTATATGCCTCTTATTGAATGTTTAGTTAAGTCTTTAAATGAGTTTTCAAAATTTAAAATTATTGTTTATGGGATAAATTGTGATGTACCATTTGATTATCCAAATTTAATAAAAAGAAGATTAAATATTGAAGAATACTCAGAACATGATAGGTGGTTTTGGAAGCAATACGCATGTATTGAGTCAATTAACGAATCATTTGAAAATTTTGTTTGGGTTGATGGGGACGTTGTTGCAAATTTTAATATTGATAATATAATCAATTATTTCCCTTATGTTGGGAATTATCCGCTATCTGACATACACAGACAAAAAGAATTCTATGGATTTTTTTATGAAAATGGTGTTAAATATGAGCAACTATTTAATGAAAATCTTAGTAAATACTTAAATGTTACACCACATTTACCATTTATGCACGTTTGTCTTTTCATTTACAATAAAACCTGCAAATGGTTTTTTGATGAGATTATAAACCTCTATAAATCAACAGATTTAAATAAATATAGGCATTTATTCTTATGGAATGATGAAGGTGCTGATAATGCAATTAGATCGAAGTTTAATTTAAAAAACCATTTACCGTTATCTAATTTTGATGTTTCATCATATGATGGCGAATCATATGAGTTTATTAATAACCAACTATCTGATTTTTATACATTTTGGGAGAAAGATGGTCCATATAATTTTAATAAAATTTATGGACTTCAATATATTCCTGAAAATAAAAAAGATATTATCTACTTCCACGGTAACAAAAATGTTGACGCAGCAAATAAAATGATTGATTTTATTAAAATAAAAAGAGACAATTCTTTTTACGAATCAAATAATTTTTATACTTCAAAAAATGTAATAACAGATTTTAGTGATATAAAAAATATTGAGGGCGGAACTATTTGGGTTGCTGAAAATTACGGTTGGTCACACGCAATATATCATGAAATTTATAACTTACAGGATTACTATTTAAGTAGAAAAAAACAAATAAATGATGGGGATATTGTTGTTGATTTAGGAGGTAATATTGGTATCTTCAATAGATGGGCTTATTCACAAGGAGCGTCTAAAGTTATCTCATTTGAACCAGATAGAAGATATTTTGAATTATTGAAGAAAAACACAAGTCCTAATTCAATTCTTTTTAATGCGGCGATGTCTGATAGGATTGGGGAGTTGAGTCTATTTGAGAGCGACCATTTGGGTGGTTCAAATATATTTGGTGTGCCTAGTAACACAAAAAATTACAAGGTCCGGACTTATACATTAGATTTTTTATTTGATACAGATTTAATTACTCACATTGACTTTTTAAAGGTTGACGTTGAGGGTGCAGAACATCTAATTTTTAAAGGAATTAGCGATAACAATTTATCTAAAGTTAAAACTATTTCAATGGAATATCATCACTCACATTTTAATTTTGATGAAAAATTACGTGATGATTTTATTAATAGATTTGTTAGTCTTGGCTTCAATTCTTATCTTTTATTTATGGGGACAAATAATGCATTACAAATGATATATTTTTATAGATAATGGCGCACGTAGAACAAAGAAATTTTTGCATTAAAGTAAAAGAAAAGTTTCCTGATTTTTTTAAAAATAAAAAAGTCTTGGATATTGGTTCATTAGACATAAATGGTAGTAATCGAGATTTATTTGAGGATTGTGATTATATAGGATTAGACGTTGGTGAAGGTAGGAATGTCGATGTGGTATCTGTTGGTCATTTATATGATGCTCCAGATAGTTTTTTCGATACGATTATTTCTACTGAAGTCTTTGAACACGATATGTTCTATGAGGAAACCGTTAAAAACATAATGAGAATGTTAAAACCCGGTGGCTTATTTGTATTTACCTGTGCCGCACCGGGAAGACCGGAGCATGGAACTAGACGATGTGGTGAAGAGTGCGCTCCATTATTGATACAAATTTCAGAAGAATGGGCTGACTATTATAAAAATTTAGATAGCCATGATTTTAAAATTATACCAAGTTTTAATGAAACATTTCCCGATGGTTATTTTGAATTAAATAATTTATATCTAGAAATACCATCTGATTTGTATTTTTATGGTATAAAAGGTGGTGAGAAATATTACATAAATAATATTGTTACAGAATACAATAAACCAGAATTTAATGAACATATTTTTGTTATTGATTCTTGGCCTGACGATGAAAAAAAAGAAAATGATTTAGTTAATTTAATTAAAAAATTAAAATCATTTAATATTCAAATTTTACTAGCCGGACATTATCCGATTAAAGAAGAAATACAAAAAATGGTGGATTATTATATTTTTGATAAAAATAATCCATTATTACTTTCTAGTGAATTTAATTCGTTTGATGTTGGTAGTGGAAGATGGGCAGAAACTTCAGAATATAGAATAGATATGTCAATGGTCTTTCATCATGATTATGCAATATGGGAAACAATGAGAACGGCATTTAATTTTTGTAAATTTTTAAATAAAAAATACATTCATTTCTTAGAATATGATAATAATCCAAATGTTTTCCAATATAAACAATGTTTTATTGAACAAATAATTAATCATGATGCAATCATATACGAATATAGTTTAGATTCAGCAAAAAATTTAAATCCATATTGTGCCACTTTTATTTTTTCAATAAAAACAGATATCGCATTAAAATTAATTTCACAAATAAATTCAAAAACGGAATATTTTACTAACAAACCTAAAGGTTGGCAGTTAGAGCGAGTTTTTTTAGAAAAATTAACTAATGTTACAAATAACATAAAACTTTCAGAATATATTGCAAATGAAAATGAATTAAATACTCAAGCAGTTTGGAATAGAGATGGTATAGTTAAAAATGGTGCAATATTTCAATCCTACTTAGCTGTTGATTATAAAAATCATTTATATTTAGAACTAATATCTGGTTTTGATAGTAAAAAAGCTGATAAAGATTATATTATAGAGATTGAGTATCTTTCAACAAGAAAGTTTATAACATTAAAAAAAGATAACATGATGATTGTTCCGTTAGGGGAATATCACGTTGGAGGTTATGTTAAATTATATTATGAGGGGGTTTTAATTTTTAATGAATTTCTATATAAATCAGCAAAAAAATTTAGAGAAGTGAGTTCAATTATTTTAAAAAATGAGTCACTACCTGAACCCAAAATTAATATTAATTTTATTGATGGGGCGTTTGTTGAAATATTAGATGATATTGATTCTAAATATGATGTTGAATTTATAGATAAGCAAACAAATCGTGTAATTTTTGGAACAACAATAAAAAATAATTGTTGGGCTAAATGTAATAAAAAATATTTTATTGATTGGAAAATCAAAATTAAATCACAATACGGTAAAGAATATACATATGACTTAGATTTAAAAAATCAAAATGTTTTGATTTCATTTGAGTCTAAATCCTTAGGGGATACTTTAGCGTGGATGTCATATGTTGAGGCTTTCGGTATCAAACACGGATGTAATGTTATCTGCTCAACATTCCACAATGATTTATTTGTAAACCAATATAAAAATATTAAATTCGTTAAACCGGGAAATACAGCTAGTAATATAATTGCTCTTTATAGATTAGGTGTTTTTTATAATGGAAATAATTTTAATGAGGAATATCATTTAATGGACCCAAAAAAGGAACCACTATTAAAAATAGCTTCCGACATATTGGGATTAGAATATAAAGAATTAAAACCAAGTCTTCCCGTTTTATCAATAAAAAAAGAAAAACGAGTTTGTATAGCAACACATTCAACCGCACAATGCAAGTATTGGAATAACCCAACTGGTTGGCAAGAAGTTGTTGATTTCTTGATAGAAAATGGATATGAAGTTAGATTGTTGTCAATTGAAGAAGATGGATATATGGGTAATAAAAATCCTATCGGTGTTACACAACAACCAAAAGGTGAAATAACAGATGTCCTTAAAACATTACAGGAATCGGAATTTTTTATTGGTATTAGTAGCGGACTAAGCTGGTTAGCTTGGGCATCTGGAATTAAAACAATACTAATATCCGGTTTTACTGATAAATATTTAGAACCATTAAATGATATTTATCGGGTAATAAATAAAGAAGTATGTCATGGGTGTTGGCACACACATAAATTTGACGCTGGCGACTGGAATTGGTGTCCAATACACAAAGGAACATCTAGAGAATTTGAATGCTCTAAATCAATAACCGCAGACCAAGTTATTAATTTAATTAAAAATGAAAATTTATGTTCAAATTGCGTCATATCGTGACCCGCAATTAATTCCGACAATTAAAAATTTATTAGAAAATTCAAAAAATCCAGAAAATTTAAGGATTGGTATTGCTAGACAATATCATCCAGAAGATAAATTTGATGATTTGTCTGAGTATGATAACGATGAACGATTTAGAATTTTAAATATTCCATATGAAGAATCTTTAGGTGTTTGTTGGGCTAGACATTTGATTCAACAACTTTATGATAATGAGGAATATACCCTTCAGATAGATTCTCACATGAGATTTGAAAAAGATTGGGATGAAACATTAATTAATATGCTTGAAGGATTAAAAAAAGATGGTTATAGAAAGCCACTATTAACAGCATATGTACCATCATTTAATCCTGAAAATGACCCTAATGATAGAGTCAAGGTTCCTTGGCGGATGGTTTTTGATAAGTTTACACCAGAAGGTGTTGTATTTTTTCTTCCTGAGGTTATCCAAAATTGGAAACAATTAGATAAACCAATTCCTGCTAGATTTTACTCTGCACATTTTTGTTTTACAATTGGACAATTTGCGTTAGAGGCGCAACATGACCCCGAATATTATTTTCATGGTGAAGAGATTTCTATCGCAGCAAGAGCATATACACATGGATATGATTTATTTCATCCGCATAAGGTCATTCTTTGGCATGAATATACTAGAAAGGGTAGAACAAAGCATTGGGACGATATACAAAATTGGTCAGCTTTAAACAAAGAATCACACAGAAGAAATAGAGTATTATTTGGTATGGATAATGAAATTCAAAACATTGATTTTGGTAGATTTGGTTTTGGTAAATTAAGAACTTTAAGAGATTATGAAAAATATGTTGGTTTATTATTTGAAAAACGTGCTATACAGCAATACACGTTAGATAAAAAATATGCACCAAATCCATATACATTTAATGATGAAAATGAGTGGAAAAATAGTTTTGCATCAAAGTTTAAATATGATATAAAAGTTCCAAAAATTAATTTACAAGAAAAAGATTATGAGTTTTTTGCTATTGCTTTTCACGACAAAAAAGATGAAACGTTATACAGAAAAGATGCAGACAAGATTGAAATTTTTAATTCTTTTAAGACAGTTGATGACTTTATAACAATTAGGAGAGAATTTAATAATGAACAAATTCCGGCGTATTGGGTTGTTTGGCCTTATAGTAAAACAAAAGGATGGTGCGATAGATTGGTAGGTGAAATTTAATTATTTGATATATTTATTATTAAAAATAATAAATGGAATTCTTTATTAAAAAAAACGCAACACTTCCTGTTTTAAAAATGCAAGTTTTAAATAATGGTAGGCATGAATATAAAACATTTATGAATTTACTTGAAACTGCGACAATTTCATTTACAATGATTAATGAAGCTACTGGAATACCAAAAATAGCAAATGCTCCAGCATATATAACAGATAAAATTTTTGAAAATCCTAATGCTGATAGGGAATATTATGTTTATTATCTTTTTTCACAGAAAGACACTAATAAGGTAGGACGTTATCAGGGTCAATTTGTACTAGCCTTGAATAACGGGACATTAATTTGTCCAATCAGAGAGGATTTATACATAAATATAACGGATAGTACAATTTCATAAAAATGAATTTTTTTATAAAAAAAAATGCAACACTACCATTTTTGGTATTAAAAATAATTAAAGGTGAGGTAGATGATTTCTATGAATATTTTGATTCATTATCTTCAACCACAATTAATTTCTCAATGAGAGATACTGAAACAAAAAAATTAAAAATAGTTAATGATTCATGTAACATAGAAAAAAATGAAAATGAAGAAAGAGATGAATATTTAATTTATTATCAATTTAAAAATCACCATACCAAATTAATAGGTCGCTACGAAGCGGAATTTAATATTCAAGAAAATCAAAAAAAAATAGGTTTACCATTAAAAAATAAACTCTATATTAATGTTGTTGATAGTTTTGCGGCAAATAATCTTTCATATAGTTCTACTACAGCAACAATAGTAAGTAATAATTGTTGTGTAACATCTATAACACAAGAAACTTTCTTCTTATTAACAGAAGATAATATAATACTTGCAACTGAAGATGGTGAAAATATTCTATGGATATAATATTTATATTTAAAAAAGATTATGGCTAATAAAAAAATTAGTAACTTACCTGAGTATAACACACCACAACCAAATGATGTGTTACCAATTGTTAATGTTGCTAATAGCGTAACACAAAAAGTACTATTTTCAGCAATTAGTCAAACAATAACATCAGGATTAGTTGATGTTTTTGTGACTGGTGGTACTTATTCAGCTGGAACAGCAACATTTATAAATAATACTGGCGGAACGTTTAGTGTTAGTGGCTTTACCGATAGTCAAGCAGGTTCCTCAGGAACATCAGGGACAAGTGGCTCATCTGGCTCTAGCGGAACATCAGGGATAAGCGGCTCTTCAGGAAGTTCTGGAACATCTGGTACAAGTGGTTCATCAGGAAGTTCTGGTACAAGTGGTTCATCTGGTAGTTCAGGAACATCTGGAACAAGTGGTTCATCAGGAAGTTCTGGTACAAGTGGTTCGTCAGGTTCTTCAGGAACAAGTGGTTCATCTGGTAGTTCAGGAACATCTGGAACAAGTGGTTCATCAGGAAGTTCTGGTACAAGTGGTTCGTCAGGAAGTTCTGGTACAAGTGGTTCGTCAGGTTCTTCAGGAACAAGTGGTTCATCAGGAAGTTCTGGTTCTTCAGGTACAAGTGGAATAAATGGTTCTTCTGGAACATCAGGAACAAGTGGTTCATCTGGTAGTTCAGGAACATCTGGAACAAGTGGTTCATCAGGAAGTTCTGGTACAAGTGGTTCATCAGGAAATTCTGGTTCTTCAGGAACAAGTGGTTCATCTGGTAGTTCAGGAACATCAGGAACAAGTGGTTCATCAGGAAGTTCTGGCACAAGTGGTTCGTCAGGTTCTTCAGGAACAAGTGGTTCATCTGGTAGTTCAGGAACATCTGGAACAAGTGGTTCATCAGGAAGTTCTGGTACAAGTGGTTCGTCAGGTTCTTCTGGTACAAGTGGTTCATCAGGAAGTTCTGGTTCTTCAGGTACAAGTGGAATAAATGGTTCTTCTGGAACATCTGGTACAAGTGGTTCTTCAGGAAGTTCTGGTACAAGTGGTTCATCAGGTTCTAGCGGAACATCTGGCACAAGTGGTTCTTCAGGAAGTTCAAGTGTTACTAATTTTCCGGTAACTTTTAATAATTCTGGAAGTGGAAATGCATCTGGGGTTAATTTTGATGGTTCTGTTGCACGAACTGTTAGTTTTAATACAATAGGTGCAAATAAAGTAATAACCTCTGGTACCGCTGCTCCGACCGGAGGTAATGATGGAGACATCTATTTACAATTTACATAATCGCTCAATATGATTAAAATAGAAAAAAATACAGAAGTAGAATCAAACATAAACTACATAACTTGTGAAAGTGGGGAATTTAACGATACCGATTTAGTTAAGTGTAGACTTAAAACCAAACTTTCAGAAAACACCGTTATGTTTCTAGTATCACAAATAAAAAACACAACCAATGAAAGTAGCATTTGAACAGATATTTAATGGGTCGCTAGACCAAGTTGCAATAGGTGGTGCTTATGACGCAACAAAAATAAACAGAGGTAAGCATACAGGACAATTCAATCTTGGAGCAAACGCGATTGATAAATTCGTAGGTCCAGCACCTGTTGGTGTTGCTAACTTCGGTCAATCATCATTAGCTATACCCTCTCAGTTTGTTCATCCAGTCAAAATAACAGACGATTTATTTTGGATTTTTGGTGCGGATGTTGCTAGTGCAGGAGCTACACGTAGAGTCCAATTATGGACTTTTGTCCCTTCTACCAATACGTACACTTTTATAGGCGCAATTACTTGTACATTTCCTACCGCTACTGCTCATACAGTAAGAGGCATTCGTGTTATTCTTGAAAACTACACAACAGGTACAGTAGGTGTAAGCGGTACGGCAGTAACAGGTTCGGGAACCACTTGGAATACAGACAGACTTTCTGTAGGTTCACGCATAGGGTTTGGTTCTACCAATCCTAATAATATTACACAGTGGTTTCAAATATCTGCTATTGGTTCTGATACAACAATCACGTTGACAACTTCAGCAGGAACAGTAGCATCAGGGACACCTTATGTCATTCAGGATTTAATGATTGTGCAAGCTACAACCAACGCAACTGTTACTAATGGTGGATTGTTTGTGACAAAAGGGTTACAATATGGCGATTTCCAAAATCCAGCAATAGTCATTCCTGCTGCTACTACCGTTGATAGGATAAAGGCGGTGTATTGGTTGAAAGATGCGGCCACTATAACGAATGACGTTATTGGTGGATGTGCCTTAGGAGATAGAGATAGTTGGACTCAACAATACATCTATTCTACTGAAGGTGCATCAACTACATTAGCGATTTACCGATATAACATTAGAGCGGCTCTTACTCCAAGTGCGGGTGCATTTACACTTACTGGGACAGATATTGTTATTACGGGAAACCAAGCAGTAACGGGTAACATTTCTCAGTTTAACAATGGTAGAGTGGCTACATTGCAACACGGAGCGGGCAGTGGTGTTCCTTCTTTATACCTATTCACTACTACTCGTATTATTCGTGTTCCTATTTCAAACATAACAGCAGGTAACACTTCCTTTGTTGCAGATACTATGAGCGAAGTCGTTCCGGGCGGTACTGAAACAAATGTTGCTATTGGCACATTTGCTACATTTGATGTTGCTCAATCAATGGATAAACTTGTTATCGCTGGGGGGGCAGGCACAGTATCATTGTACATCACCGATTATTACACAGGGGGTCAGCAAATGGATAGGAGATCAAATATCATATCAACACAAATGGTTTCATCACTGCGTGACGTTGACAGTCCAATTTATGTTCACCAAATTCCAAGCCAAGCGCCTTCTGTTTGGGTTGAAGATGGATGGTTATTTTGGATGTATGGTACGACCACAACAACTAATACAAATGCTTTAAGTGTATATCCACTTGCAGCAGATTTGGATTTTCAAGCTGAAGTAAACAACAGGATAATACTACCTAAAATAACATTGGGTGCTACACCCGCAAAATTATACAGAGTTGCTACCACCAGTATGGGAAATGTAGGCGATGTTACAATGGGCGTATCGCCTGATTTTTACAGAATTCAGGTTCGCACATCAGGTATTGATAACAATAGTGGAGGATGGACTGATATATCACAAGACGGTGATTTATCAGGACTTGGCACACCTTCAACTATCCAATTTGCTTTGCAGTTTAGAACTGCGGGTGTAATTATGTTACCTGCAAGGGTTTTAAGTTTGGCTTTATTGTACGAAACTGACGATGCTCTACCTTCTCAATATCGTTGGAATTACGCCGATTTCAACACTTCTAACGGAACATTTGCGTGGGTTCAAGCAATTCTTTTTGGAACGACGATTGGAACACACACCATCAACATTTATCGTGCCGATACGGATGCCTTGGTGCTTACACAAGCAAGCACATCAACTACCAATGGTACATTCGAGAATTGGGATGGTAGTGCGTGGGTAGCTGGTTTAGGTGCCGATACTGTAGGAAGAAGGAGAAGGTTTGTTCCTTCAGGTTCATTACCCGGATCAGTTGATTTATATGCTAAAATAACAATTGCTTAATGAGTTTACAATTAACATTCGGTGGAGCAGAGACTGTTCTGGTACGAGATACCGGAACAGCTAATGCTGTGCAAGGATTTGTTAGTGAAGAAATTGTTGTTTCTAAGAACGTAACTGCACTACCTACCAACTTTTTATTCCAATTATATGAATACATTCAGGCTCCACTAGTATCAATAACGGGTACAGTTGCTTGGATAAAAGTAAGTGGAGTTTGGAAGCAAGCCATAGTATGGTTAAAGGTAGGTGGTGTTTGGAAGATAACAACCCCGTTTATTAAAGTAAGTGGAGTTTGGAAGTGATTATTGACAATACTAATCATAATTCTTATTTTTAAGAAAAAGGTAAATGTCATTATGTATGACAGCAAATAAACCACTTAAATTTATAAACTTATGATTAGTCAAGAAGAAATTAAGTCCTTTTTGGAAGGAAGTGACCCAGAAGAGTTTATTGTATCCGTAGAGTTCGATTACGTATCAAATTCGATTTTTAAAGTCAAAGAATTACCTAATGGAGATAAAAAAATACTCCAAGATAGATTTACCCCATTTGCGTGGGTTGGTGATTTAAAAGGTTTAAATTTTTATGAGAACTCAAAACAAAAACAAAAAGAAGCAATAAATAAACATGGTATTGTTATTGAGAAATTAAGAACTGATAGTAACCAGAGGCTTGAAAATGGTTTAAATTTTATTGTTAAATCATTAAAAGGTTACAGACAGTTAAAACAATTTTTTAGTGAAGGTGGTTTAGATATTTGGGGTTCAGCTAAAGATAAGGTTCTTATGTTATCTCCAGTAGAACAATACTTAATCTCAAAAGAAAAAAGACTATTTAAAGGGTTTGATGAATATAATGATATTACTAGACTAGTATTTGACTTAGAAACAACATCACTCGAACCAAAAGACGGTAGAATCTTTATGATTGGTATAAAGACCAATAAAGGTTTTCATAAGGTTATTGAGTGTTCTGATGATGACGCGGAGAGAAAAGCTATTTTAGAATTTTTTAAAACAATTGACGATATAAAACCAACAATTATTGCTGGATATAACTCAGCAAACTTCGATTGGAACTGGATATTTGAGCGTTGCAAGATTTTAGGAATAGATATTAAGCAATATTGTAAGACCTTACATACTAAAGTTAGTATTACAAAAAATGAACAAGTTTTAAAGCTTGGAAATGAAGTTGAGCGTTACAGTCAGGTAACAATGTGGGGTTATAATGTTATTGATATTATTCACTCTGTTAGACGAGCACAAGCAATTAATTCAGGTATTAAATCTGCGGGTCTTAAATATATAACAAAATATATTCAAGCAGAAGCAAAAGACCGTGTTTATATCGACCATGACAAAATTGGACCAATGTATAAAAATAATGAAGAATATTGGTTAAATATAACAAATGGTCGGTATAGAAAAGCGGACAATCCTGAATTTAGTGATTTGGATAAGAAATTTCCGGATGTTTATATAAAGACAAATGGTGTTGATATTGTTGAGCGGTATCTAGATGATGACTTGGAAGAAACCCTTAAGGTTGACGATGAATTTAATCAAGGTTCATTTTTGCTAGCATCATTGGTACCGACCACTTATGAAAGAATTTCTACAATGGGTACAGCTTCCTTATGGAAAATGATTATGCTTGCGTGGTCATATAAACATAAATTAGCAATACCTCAAAAAAATAGTAAACAAGATTTTGTTGGTGGTCTATCGAGACTACTTACGGTAGGCTACTCAAATGATGTGTTAAAACTAGACTATTCTTCGCTTTATCCATCAATTCAGTTGACGCATGATATTTTTCCTGATTGTGATATTACAGGTGTTATGAAAGGTCTTCTATCTTATTTTAGAGATGCTAGAATTCTATATAAGAATTTAGCTAGCGAACTAGCAGAAACAGACCCAAAAAAATCAAAATCTTATGATAGAAAACAACTCCCAATTAAGATATTCATCAACTCAATGTTTGGCGCATTAAGTGCTCCGCAAGTGTTCCAATGGGGTGATATGGACAAAGGAGAACAGATTACTTGTACCGGTAGACAATACTTGCGACAAATGATAAAATTCTTCACAAAAAGAGGATATAAAATTCTAGTATTGGATACTGACGGTTGCAATTTTAGTTTACCTGAAGGTGTTGAATCAAAAAAATATGTTGGGAAAGGTCTAAACTGGAAAGTTAAAAAGGACAAAGAATATGTCGGCTATGATGCTGATGTTGCTGAATTTAATGACACTTTTATGTCAGGTCCAATGGCTTTAGATTGTGATGGTACATGGGTTTCTTGTATAAACTTATCAAGAAAGAACTACGCTACTTTGGATGGTAAGGGAAAAATTAAATTGACCGGAAATACAATTAAAAGTAAAAAACTTCCCCTATATATTGAAGGATTCTTGGATATCGGAATTAAATTACTCTTAGAAGGTAAGGGACAAGAATTTGTTGAGTATTATTATGAATATTTAGGAAAAATCTATAACAAAGAAATCCCACTTTCTAAAATTGCGCAACGAGCTAAAGTAAAATTATCGATTGAGGAATATATTGAACGTTCCAAAAAGAAGACAAAATCAGGTGGGGCGATGAGTAGAATGGCACACATGGAATTAGCAATAAAGCATGGTTTAAATGTTAATTTAGGTGATGTTATTTATTATGTTAATAATGGGGTTAAAGCATCCGATGGTGATGTTCAAAAAGTCTCTAAAACCGGAATTAAAGAGAATCCGACAAAGGATGATATGAAAAAATATATATCTAAGAATGGTTGGACTGAAGGTCATGGTACGGATAATTGGTTACCGCCCGGAAATAATAATGATTGGTCTTCTGTTAGTTTAGAAGAGGTGTATGAAACAGCAATTAAAACGGATGTTAAAATAAATTGTTATTTATTAGACCCAAAAACATTAGAGCAAAACGAGAATTTAACCGGTGAATACAACGCAGCTAGAGCAATAACAACATTTAACAAACGAATCGAACCTCTATTGATTGTTTTTGATGATGAAGTTAGAAATAATCTATTGGTTGATAATCCGGAAAAACGTGGATTATTCACTAGAGCACAATGTGAGTTAATTAATGGTAAACCTTTTGAAGAAGGGGACCAAGATACTATCGAGGAGTTGTTGACAATAAGTGATGGGGAAATTAAATTCTGGAATAAAGTTAATATGGACCCGAATTATATCTATAAATTAGCTCAACCGGGGTGGGAAGAAAAAATATCAACTTAATTTTAAACCATCGGATGACATAATATACCAGTTATTCATCACTAATCTAAATTCAACACAAGCACCCTTTTCAATATTAATTTCATCATATTCCTCATCTATGGAATTATTATCTGGTATAATTATCACGCTAGTTAGTGCTTTAATTGTTATGTGTTCAGTTGTTTTTGAATCTAATTTTATTTTACACAAAGGAACATCTTTAACAACAATAAATGATTCACCATGCGTATTATATTGATTTTCAGATATAATAGCAGTTTCTGATACGGTCATAACCGTATTATGTATAACTTTATTTACAGGTATACTTTTGAATATTGACATATTAAAATATATTAAATACTTAAAATAGGTACAGGGAATGCGCGGAATTTTAATTCTTTATTCAAATTCTCCGCTACCTGTGCTGCTTTTTCCATCACTTTTTCGGGTCTTAATCTTTCCAATCTTAATTTAAGCTCTTCCTCTAATTTAGATTTTTCATCTTTAGCTTCAGTTAATAAACTCTGATAATCCATTGTTAATTCACTGTCTGGGGTCTTTAAATTACCACTAAATTTACCTCTAACTCTACCACCTAAAACTTCTTTACAGTAAGCAACAAACCACCGTCTAACCCATTGTTGTGCTGGATTATTTAAATCACCCCAAGACAATTCCTCTAACGGAACATCTGAAGGTAATTTTACAATATCTGGATTAGCTTTTAAACAAGCGTCTCTATCAGCACCTTCGACTTCGTAATACCAATACCAAACTCTGAATCTATTAACCGTGGAATTACCAAAATCAAATCTACCGCCCGGAGTATTATATAAGTGAACTAATCTTTTACCGTCAGGCGCTGCGGTAATCCTATATGTTAAATCACCTTGGAAAAGTCTATTTTTAATGTTAATATCTTGTAGTCTCATTAGGATGTCAAATCCCGGAGTCATGAAGTAATTACCTACAGCCCCTAATTGAGCATAACCACCGGGACCACCAAGACCGGGACCGCCCATAAATCCAAATGACCAAGGATCAAATAGAACGTTATTCATTTCTGCGGTAGTAAACCAAAGCAATTCATTTATTTCTCTACCAGCAGGAATTTCATAAATTTGTTGATTTTTAACCAAATCGAAATAGTCTTTCTTTAAAACACTATCACCACCAGCTTGTAATCCAACAATTTTAGAATATGCATAAGTATATTGCGTTTCATAATTCATGCTTCTGGTAATCAAAGCCTTAGCAACAGACTGTTGGTCCATATTTAAACCAGCAAGAGTGGTCCACTGTGACTCAATCAACCAATCTTGTACATACTGAGAATAATCATTTATTGAGAATTCTAAAAAAGAATCCATCATTTCATCTTCTAATTCAACAGCACGAATTGGTGCTCCTAAAAGATGTCTAATTTTAGTATATAAACTACTTCTTTCTGGTTCTTGTATTATTGCCATCTTAATTGGTATTTCTACCAATAAATATCATAATAAAAGAATTAATCTAAAATAAATAATAAGTCCTTATCTTTAAAGATACAAACGCCCTCATCAATTATTGTGTTAGCGTTTGAAAATACATATGTTTTTTTGTTTTTTTCAAAAATTAACCAATCGGTTTTGTATTTTTTTATTGAAGATGACGGTACTATTTTAATGGTATTATTTTCGGTTACAATTTCTTTAGCTGGTTTTATTTGCGCATTTGCCACCAATCCATTAAGCTTAACTTGCACATCAATTCCTCCGCGCATATCATCACTATTACCGTAACCAGAAATTTTTGCAACATTGTTTTCACCAAATCGTTTAATTAAAGCATCCACCACTAAATTTTCAATCGAATCCCCCTTTTTTGTTGTCTCTGAAAGAGCGGTAATTAATTTTTTAAATGTTTTGGACTCCTTACTAAAAATTCTATACTTAAATAAATCAATATGTTCCATTAAAGTGGAAATCTGTTTTTTTAATTCTTCCTTATTTTGAGAATTATTAAGGAAATCAATAGAATCTTTACCATTGATTTCTAAGACTTTATTAATGTCTTCAGTCAAAATCTTTAATCCTAAAATGTTTGTGTTTAATTTATTAAGGACAGACCATCCCTTTTTCTCAACATCATAAACACCGTGTATATCATTTATTATTCTAAAATTTTCATTAAAAACTTCAGAGAGAACATTACCAATGAAAACTTTATAACCTTCAAATAATTCCTTATTTTTTTTATAAACTTCTAAGTAACTTCCGAAGTTTTCTCTACCATAAGATTCTTCTAATATTTCAGAACTATTATTCATACTCTCTTTAATATTTTCATTTTGTTGATTTTCTAGTCGTTCATTAATATATTCCCAATTAACGACTCTCCAGAAATTTTCAATATACTTATCTTTCTGGTTTCTATAAGTAAGATAGTAAGCATGTTCCCATAAATCAAGTCCTAATAGGGGAAAACCGCCATTATCAACAATACCCATCAACGGGTTGTCTTGATTAGGTGTGTTCATTATTTTTAATGTACCTCTTTTTGTTAAAACCAACCAAACCCATCCGGAACCAAAACGTTCTTTTGCGGAAGCTTCAAATTTTTTTCTAAATTCTTTTATTCCACCAAAATTTTTTTGAATTATTTTAAGAATTGGACCGCTAGCTTCTTGTTGTTTTGGAGATAACATCTTCCAAAAAATTGCATGATTATATGCTCCACCGGCATTATTTCTAATATCGGTGTTATATTGACTAATTGTTTTGACAATATGTTCTAAATCATCCTCTTTTTTTCCGCTTTTTGTTAAAGCATCATTTAATTTATTAACATAACCAATATAATGTTTGTTATAATGGTAACTCATAGTTTCCGGGTCAATAAATTTTTTTAGCGAGTCAAACTTATACGGTAACTTTTCAATTGGAATTTTACCTTTTACGTTTTTAACCTTTTTTTCTTCTCGAAGGTAACCCTTTTTCATTTCTACTCTGTAGATTTCTTCCTCCAATCTGTCAATTCTATTAATTAAATTTTTCATGACCAAAATAATTGTTACCTTTATTATGTGAAAGTCAACAATTATAAATAGTTTGATTATCTAGAATTATTAATGAAAGAAAGAATTTCTTCAACTGAATCAACTTCATTCATTCCATCTCCCATAACAGTTCTCACTATTTGCTTTTTTCTATTTAGAATATCATAAATTTTACCTTCAATTGTATTTTCAAAAATTGGATAGTATACCAAAACTTTATTTTTCTGACCAAATCTATACGCCCTATCTTCTGCTTGAGCATGATCTGCTGGGACAAAGGATAAATCGTTCATTACAACAACTTCCGCTGATGTTAACGTTAGTCCCACACCAGCAGCAATAATCTGTCCAACAAAAATCATTGTTTTTTCATCGTTTTGAAACTTATCAACAGACTCTTGTTTTTGTTTCGAATTCATACTACCATCTAACTTAACCGCTTTATCACCAAAATGCTCATAAATTTTATTTAATGGTTCAATAAAGTTGGTAAATATTATTATTTTTTTTCCTTGTTCAAGGATATCTTCACAAAAATCAATTGTTGACTGTATTTTTTCCAATGAAATTAATTTTCTAACTTTCATTAATTTTGTAAACTGTACGGTCAAAGACGATGATTCTTCTTTTTTATTATCATACCAATCATAATATTCACCCATAAAATTTTCATATTCTTTAGATTTTAATCTAAGATAGATTGGTGTAATAATTTTTTCAGGTAAATCTAAAATATCTTCTTTATGTCTACGTAAAATGTATTTTGAAGTCCTTTCTCTTAATTCATCTAAATTACTAGCGCCACTAACATTCCATATTTTTCTTTTTCCGGCTTTAAATTGGAATCCATTACAGTATCGTTTAACATATGCCATCCAATTATTTGCAACAGGACAATCTATCAATTTTAATAAATTAAAATAATTAATCGGTCTAGACGTAATTGGGGTACCGGAAAGCAACCAAATTTTTTTTATTTTACCTGAAATAGCTAAAATAATTTTAGTTCGTATTGTTTGTGAATTTGCAATTTTATGCGCTTCATCAATAATACATAAATCAAAATTTGAAATTATTAATTCGGAATTTTCAGGATTATCCGAATCATAGAAATTCTTTAGAATATCATAATTTATTATTGTATACGTGACATCATCTTCAATCCAAATTTTACCATCAATTATTGCCACTTTATCATTAGTATATAATTCAATCTCTCGTTTCCAATTTATTTTTAATGATGCTGGACAAATTATTAAAATTTTTTTTGCTTTAGACTCTAATGAAGCAATTATTGCTGATGTCGTTTTTCCAACACCCATCGAATCTGCTAAAATAAATTTATCATTCTTTAATAACGTCTCAATTGCAATTTTTTGGTGCTCTAACGGTGGACGATGTGCATATTTTTCATAATCAACTTCAACCTTTACGTTACTTGTTTTTAAAATCGCTACTTTAGGTAACCAAATATCTGTAAGCTCTTCATTTTCAAAAAATTTACCCCAAATATGATAAGATGTATCTTTTTCAACCAAAAGTTTTTCAACATATATTTTTTCAGGAATTTGAATATACGCTTTATCATTTGCAAATTTTTTTGCAAAATATATATCCAAATCAACCCATTTTTTTGCAACTTTTGGAACAATAGTTTCATAAGTAATAATATAATCTGCTTGAGTTCTGGTTGGATAAAATTTTTTATTTTTAAGGTATTTTTCCTTTAATTTTAAAATAAAATTATTCACCCCACGATATTCATCAAGGATTTTTAACGCTTTTTGTTCTGGTATGTTGTTTATATCAATCAAACAAGTAATAATAATCAATTAAAAATAATTAATCAATATTTTTTAAATCAATAGAATATTTATAATTATGAAAAAGATAAAATTAACAGAATCAGATTTATATAGGATAATTAAACAAGTTCTTTTTGAACAGGAGGAAGAAAAGAGAAGTTTTACATTTTCTCCGGGAGCATTTGCATCTTTTATAACATCATCATCAGGTGAAAGATTTGTTAAACATCTTAATAACAAATATGATGAGATTGTTGTTAATGGGGGTTTGGATTTACAAGGAACACCAATTCAATCCTTACCGGATAATCTTAAAGTTGGGGGATGGTTGGATTTACGAGGAACACCAATTCAATCCTTACCGGATAATCTTCATGTTGGGGGAAATTTGGAGTTAGATGAAACACAAATTCAATCCTTACCGGATAATCTTTATGTTGGGGGAAATTTGGAGTTAGATGGAATACCAATTCAATACTTAGG